AGACAATGGGTAGTTCACGATGATTACTATGCAACTAATCCAGAAGCAGTAAAAATGTTGCTGACTAAATATACATTTGATGCACATACAATTTTGGAGCCTTGTGTTGGTGGTGGGCATATCGCTAATGCAATCAATGATTTTTATACAACCAAGAGAGAAATTACAGGGATGGACTTAGTAGATCGAGGATATCCTGGAACAATTATTGCTGATTTCCTTACATATAAAACTGATAAAAAATATGAAGGAATTATCACAAATCCACCGTACTCGCTCGCAAAGGAATTTGTAGAAAAGGGTATGGAGTTACTGGAAGATGATGGTCAAATGGCTATGTTTCTCAAAATCCAGTTCTTGGAAGGTGCTAAGAGGAAGGAGTTATTTGACAAATATCCGCCGAAGTACATTTATGTTTTCAGAAACAGAATGGCGACTTGGAATAGTGGATTAGAGAAAGACCCAAAGACAGGAAAACGTTGGGCGACAACTATGTGTCATGCTTGGTTTGTTTGGGAGAAAGGAAGTACATCTGAACCGGTAGTAAGATGGTTATAGTATGTAATGCTACTATATATAGTGACTGCCATTAGGATAATATACAATATATATGGGAATAATTTGTATTCTATTAGTAATAACAGTAATTGGAATACTTGCATTACCAGATGTATTAAGTGCTTGGTCAGCAATGAGATTAAATGAAAAACGAGAGGAGAATGAAGACGATGAAGACGATTTTTAATTGGATTGCAGATGATTGGAGAAGAGTAAAAAATCATTGTAGAACAACAGATAATAAAGACTTTACGGAAAAAGATGCTACAGATACTTTTAAGAAAAAATTGCTTATTTCAGAACATAGTCCTATTAGGTTGCTTGAATTTGATTGGACTTGGAAAACAATTAAATACTGGTTAAGTACCGAAATGAGCCGTCATAAGTATGAAAAATTTATATCTACAGCAAGAGATGATAGAGGATTTTCAGAAAGAAAAACAGAAGAGGGCTATACAGTATGGGACGAAGTTACAAAACAGAATATTGAATACCACCCATTATCCAGAGATGACGCACCACAGAAAAATCCTGTAAATTTTGATGGTTACGCCAACATGCAGAATTTAATTGACGTTTGGCGTAAGAGATTGTGTTTCTGCTGTACTAAGGACGCAAGAGAATTAGCAGAAGATTTTAAATACGTTTTACATGAAACTCACCCTATTGAAGCTGATGTATTACAGAAAAATTGTATATACAGATGTGGCTGTCCAGAGTTTAAGTCTTGCGGTTACTGGGAAAATTTTTGTAAGAAACACAGTAAAGAAGATTTGACAAATATTCAGACAAGATATGATTTGGCTAATAAAGAGTTTTATGAAAACTATAAAGAGAAATAATCATGTTAAAAGCAAAATTTGAAAAATATTTAGGAAAACACATATCAATTAGATTATTTGATGGTAACGTTTATACTGGATATTTATACAAGTCTGGAAATAAAGAGCGCTTTCCAAATGACCCTAACTTGTATATATCAAGAAATTATTATTTTTTAATAGGAGAATGGTTATGAAAGAATTAAAAGAAACAATGGAAATGATGAACAGTGAAAATTATAAAGAAAGATTTAAAGCTGAATATTGGCAGACTTATATCAGATATGAAAAATTAACAAAAATGGTTAAAAACTGGGAGAAAGGTGAATTAAATTTTACACCTACTTGTGATAAAAAAATATATAAGACACAATTACTTCATATGGCTAACTATCTTAGTATTCTTAGAGTAAGAGCAAAGATTGAAATAAGGCTACCGCAATCCCACTGGCTTTAGACGGTGGGTTAAGGTAGCCAAAAGCTGAGAATTATTGTATGCTAATGATATGGGAACATGGAAATCTAAAAACAGACACAAATATTTATTACAATACCACATTATTTTCGTCTGCAAATATAGGAAGAAATTACTGGTTTCGCAACAGGTATCAGATGATATAAAGCAGTTTTCATATGAGATATGTCAAAAGCACAAAGTTATTATCAAATACATGGAAACTGACAAAGACCATATTCACTACATGATAGAAACTGAACCTACAATGTCGGTGAGTAAAATTGTAAACCTAATGAAAAGTTATACGACTTACCATATATGGAAACGCTATCCGAATTATTTGCGGAAGCATTTCTGGAAAGAACATACATTTTGGACAGATGGTTATTTTGCTTGTAGTGTAGGAAATGTATCAGAAGAAATGCTAAAAAAGTATATCGAAAATCAAGGCTAAGAAAGAAGGTGGCAGCGAATGTTAAAAGCATATAAATACAGAATATATCCCAATAATGAGCAGAAAGTACAGATAGAAAAAACATTTGGCTGTTGCCGTTTTGTGTATAATCAGACACTTGCATATCGGAAAGAAAGATACGAAAAAGAGAAAAAATCTGTCAGCAAAACAGATTGTAATAATTACTGCAACAGGGAATTAAAGAAAGAGTATGAATGGCTGAAAGAAGTGGATAAGTTTGCTTTAACAAATGCGATTTATAACATGGACAGTTCATATCAGAAATTTTTTAGGGAGCATGCAGGTTATCCAAAGTTTAAGAGTAAACATGATAATCATAAATCATATACAACAAATTTTACGAATGGCAACATAACAGTAGATTTCGATGGAAACAAAGTAAAATTGCCTAAATTAAAAGGCGTAAAAGTAAAACTGCATAGAAAGTTTAGCGGGCAGATAAAATCAGCAACGATATCACAAGTGCCGAGTGGGAAATATTATGTATCGGTTTTAGTGGAAACAGAACATGTGGAACTGCCACATACAACCCAAAATACAGGAATCGATTTAGGTATTAAGGATTTATGTATTACTTCTGGTGGAAAGAAATACGAAAATCCCAAAATTATCAGAAAAAACGAGAAGAAACTGGAAAAACTGCAAAGGCAGTTAGCCCATAAAGAGAAAAAAAGTCAAAATTACTACAAAACAAAGAAAAAGATAGCATTATGCCATGAGAAAATAACAAATACCAGAAAAGATTATCTTCACAAGATATCCCATGAGATTATCAGCGAAAACCAAGTGATAGTCTCGGAGAATTTGCAGATAAAGAATATGGTAAAAAATCATCATCTGGCAAAGTCAATAAGTGATGTATCATGGTATGAGCTGACAAGGCAGTTGGAATACAAGGCAAAATGGAATGGAAGGGAATATGTCAAAATAGATACCTTCTATGCCAGTAGTCAGTTGTGTTCAGTCTGTGGATACCAAAATACAGAGACGAAAAATCTGACAGTAAGGGAATGGATATGTCCCGTCTGTGGAACGAATCATGACAGGGATATCAATGCGGCGAAGAATATACTGGAAGAAGGATTAAGACAAATAGCATAAAAGGAATAACAACATAGGGCAGGAACTGCCCGAATTAACGCCTGTGGAGATAGTAGGTTACGAGGTCAGGGAAGCAGGAAGCCCATTGGCTTTAGACAATGGGTAGTTCACAAAAGTTCTTGACGGATTAAGGATTATATAGTATAGTATGAAATATAATGAATAAAAAAATAATATTAAAGGAGATTAAAAGAAATGGATAGTTTAGCAATGAATTTAACAGATGCACAGAAGAGAGCAGTAGAGTTAAAAGATGAAATTATTAAAATTTGTGAAGAAAAGAAGTTAATTCTGGTTGCTCCTAAAGAGGGAATTGGTTTTTATGATTTAGAGTTAAAGGAACTGGTTGCTGTTTGGTCTGATAGTAAAGCCAATGAAGAAACAAAACCAGTTGATGAAGATGGCGAAGCACCAGAAACACCGGAAGTTCCAGAACAGGAATAAACCGTTATGGTCAAGGACTTAATAATTAAAAATTTTTAAAAAGTCCTTGACTTATCTAATAAAATATGTTATAGTATATACATAGCAAACAAGAGAACAAGTAAATGAGTAAACGTAATTAATTATTTAGTCGAAAATTTACAGAGTTTGACAGTTGCTAAAGTAACTAAATTTATAGGTTTGGCATGAGGAAGAGTTATTATGCAATAAGGGCAGGCGAATGTAATTAAAATCTACGGAGAACAAACTCCGGTAAAAACCGTACTATGAAAGTGGTGTATATCTTTTTTGTTAGGTTCAGCTTTTACCTAAATCGTGTGTAGACGAAGAAAAGATATATAAAAGCAAAAATAGATTTTTTCTCTGATTCATGTTAAATCGGCGGTTGGTTGGTTATTAAGTGTAAGCGCAAACACGTAATAACACAACATGATGTGCCACTACTCACAACCGCTTTTGGTATGCTATTAGCACATACCAAAACCTCCTAATTCGCAATACAAAAGATTAATTTTCTCCTTTTTGACTAGCAACTTTTCTGGTAGATGGACGTGAATAGTCAAAGGTGGCAACTTGTTTTATCGAGGAATAAGTTGCCACATACATAGTAATTGAAAACTGAATATTTGAGATTACTAAAAAATCCGTTAATAATGAAAATGCTAAGTATTCATAGATACGATAAATATTTAGCTTAAAATGTTATTAAAAACCTACTCTGTAGAGATATAAACCATGGCAGTGAGAACGTATCTAGTCTGTGATTACAGAATATTATCCTTTGGTAGCGGTTGAGGGGATATTAATTCACAATGGGGTGTGGCGAAGTGGTTTAACGCATCTGGCTTTGACCCAGACATTTTTTCGGGGATTCAAATTCCCCCACCCCAGTTTACGCTTATTATGTTTAGGTCTTGATGGTAAGAATTAATAAACACTATAGGTAGTTTATTAAATAATGTGAGGTTCGACTCCCACACCTAAACTTTATACTTATAATCATTAATTATCCAAACAGAGAGTTATGAGAATATATTAGGCAGGTAGGTGGTTAATATATCCGAAGATTGTAAGAAACGAAACCTACCATAAACGGAACAATATTTCAACTGGCAGAAAGTTCGGCTCATAACCGAAAAGTTATAGGTTCGAGTCCTATTTGTTCCATTAGAAGAATAATTAGTATTGAAACAATACCACCAAAAATTATATGATATTCCCAAATCATTACTGCCATACTAATTATTCTTCATAACACTAAATAGCAGTATATATTTCACAAAACCACCACCCCTGTTGAATATATATTGCTATTTTTTATTACAGAAAAATGTTATAAAAAAGGAGAAATAAAATGCTTAAAGGTAATTTAACGAGTAAGTGTAACTGTCAGCATTGTGATGCTTATATCAACATTCCAGTAAATTGGTTCACAATGTATTTCTATGAGGATTTAACAAGATGTTGGATTTTTTGGCATATGAAAATGAATCATAGTTTTCAGAGTACAGAAGATAATTGGTTTACTTTTGTATTAAGATTTATTGGATTGATGTTAAAGTTTGATTTAGCTTGTATGTTGATTCCAGTGAAGATTGTGTTGTTACCATTTGTAATATTGGACAGATTTTTATTCTTTGACGCTAGAAGAGATATGGATTTTGAATATTTGGATAGTGATGAAGTTGAAGAAGATAACAAAGGCGAGGATAAATAAAAATGATTGAAAGCAAAAGGAACGTTTGAAATAAGGCTACCGCAATCCCACTGGCTTTAGACAATGGGTAGTTCACACAAGAAGCCCAACGAGATTTAGCTGGTAGGTAGTTCACATGAGTTTTGATTTTAAATTTGGAAATAAAGTAAAACCTGTAGACCTCTGTCAATACACTCTTGCTATTGACAGTGAAGTATATTTGCAAAGTATAAGCAACATGAAAATAATCAATGCCAAAAGTCTTATTGCACTTAGTCAGTTTCCTTATTTTCCCACTGAAACTGTAAGGCTTATTATTAAAGATAACAAACCAAGTGAAGCAAATAAGGCTCTGGAATATTTTCTAAGTCAGAACACATTTATTGTCAGAAAGCGAGTTGTTCAACATGATTGATAAACTAAGAGAAGCAAAAAAAGGCAAACTTACTAAAGAAGAAAATGCCATTAAACAGGTTTCAGCATGTATAAAAGCATGGGAAAATAATGAACCTGCGACACTTAGCACTGAAACAATGAAAACAATCCTCAAAACTTTAAAAGAGATAAAAGATTTTCGTGACGTTGGAAATGTAAAGACTATGAAAGAATTAAAAAAACTCAGCCTTAAACGTCAGCCAAAAAATCTTAATAAAAAATATTGTGATTACAAAGTTGATGATGAAGAAATTCATTCTTTCTATGGCATCTGCCCCAACTGTGAGCAACCATTAAATTTTTATTGGCATCAGAAATATTGCGGCAACTGTGGACAAGCTCTTATCTGGCGAAACTTAAAGTCAGTTATAAGCAAGAAAGACCTTGACAAAATCATAAAGTGATATGACCATATTTTTAAACCCCTTAGTAACACAAAATATAAGGGGTTCTTTTTTATTTTCGACCAAGTTATCATATTCAGAACAAAATTCCCCTATATCCATTTTCTACGGACTGTTACCGCCCTAAATCAGAACAAATCTCCCTAACTCAGAACACAAGATTTCACCCTATATTACAAAACGTCACATGAAGCCCAAGGGAGAGATTATTTGCAATGTCCTATAAATTGGACACCTAAAACACTAATGAAAATTATTTAAGACTTGAAACATTGCAATTCGCCCACTCGAAAACGCCTATGCAAAAACCGTTACCTTTCGACTATAGGGGGTCAAGACATTTTTCGCCAATAGTTCTTTTTAGAACCATTTTTCCGTTATTCATAAATTTTAATAACGAACAGTGAAATGACAAAACACCTGTCTTTACAACTGACAAGACACTTGACAAGACATTTCTCAATTTTCCACTATGGTTATGATATACCACTTTCCCCTAAATTTAACTACCTGTGACCACTCTCATATACCGTTACAACTCATTTAAACGCCCCTAGAAACGATTTTAATAGATAAGACGATTAAGTTATCATGTGCAGACTGAAATGCCCACATTTGCTTTGTACTGTTTCATATAAAAAGTGGCACCTTGTCATGTTCCCTAAACCCCTACAGAAATAATAGTCAAAATTTAAACCAGTATACCGGTATATGGCGAATAACCCCTTATCCCCAGTACACAATTACCCCCCTCTATCAGATAATATATTATCTATTGTAAAGAGTAGATGACTAAGAGATAGAACTACAAGAATTATAAGAATAGATAAGAGATAAGAGGATTGAGAACTGGATAATATGTTGGTTATTACATACTCGTAAATGTTGCAAAATCCCTATTCTGTGTTATCACCTACACCTATAAAACCACTAAGCATAAAGAGCAAAATGATACACATATTTTCGTCACATATATCTTAAATACTCTTAGACGATTTACTGTGTGTTATTGTTGTGAGAAAAGATATGAAAAGTATAGGGGGTTAAAGTGGTGTGAAAATGGTCTGGGATAGGTATGGGGAATTTGGTTATCGTGCGTGTGCGTTATATATAATTATATATAGTGGGAGTTAATAAGTAGGAAACGGTGAAATGATGAGAGATGAAAAACTAAGGATTGATATGAACATAAGGATTTAGGAATAAGAGATAAAGATATAGAGGGCAGAAGGATATATAAGGATATATGATATAAGGTGAGAGTGGGCGTGAAGTTAATGATGATAGTTGGGATAGAGCAATGGGGGATATGGGGTAACAGGAGCAATAGATGGAGAGATAATTGAAACACTATGAATATTGACAAATATTGAGTTGTGGGAGTGTGCGGCGTATCAGCTATTCCGAGTATGCGAAAATCGTATATACGAATTGCCTGAAAATACCCCCGGTTATACGTGACTAACAGAATGAGTGTTCGACTAGCCAGGGGAGGGGGCGATATACTCTGCCTGCATAGGTTCGGAATGTCAAAAAACATGGCTATAATAAATCATTATAGACACGTTTATATGCAAGCGGTTGCACAAAATTGCACAATGCGTTGCATATAATAGAAAGTATTAGCGAAAGTGATATTTTTTTATAGATATATTTACAGAAGTTATAAGTATATGTTAAAAAAGTGACGTAATAAGATAATGTTATATATGTGATACCACATACCAGTATCAATCATCATCCCTATCCCCTATCTTCTATCCTCCGCCTTCTCTTTTGCATGTTTCACGTGAAACATTTTATATAATCCGATCCAATCCATATCATATTATTACGCTATTCCACTTTCCCCTTTCTGTATCCAGTTATTATCATCTTCCATCTTCCACTTTTATCACTTCTTATACTTCCATCATCCCACCCACTACAAATAACAGATACCATATCCATTTCATTTCAATTCCGTTTCCATTCCCACTTATCCCCATTTCCTCATATTCCCACACCTTACAACCATTCCCACTTGCTATTATATCCCTAACCATATCACATAGTAACCATAACTACATACATAGTATTCAATACTACTTGTAATCTTATCTGTATCACATATCATGTTTTACAATACTATCTCATATCCCTATTAATCTACTATGTTAATATGTTACCTATTAAACCCATTATCCCTATAGGTTAATATATAAATCATAAACCCTTTTACTAACTAATATTATAGGTTAATATGTTATCAATAACCAACTAACATACCATGTAATAAGTATTTTATAAACCCATTAACCAACTATGTTATTGAATTATCACATAATTATATGAGTTGTCGCTATTGTTATCATTTTAGGCAATACTTTTATCGCAATGGCTCAATTTTAGTCGATACTTAAAATTTGTACGAAAACTATTGGTATTTTAACAATAATGATACACACTAAAACGTTTAATATATATATTATATATGTGACGAAAATGTATGTGTTATTGTTTGAAAAATTGCTACAATTTTCATTATGTTTAGACAACTCCAATTTTTTGGTTTACATAAGGCGTGAATATTCAGACGCAATTTGAATTTTAGAATAATTTAGCTGTACTTATTAATAAGTGGCGTTTTTAATAAGTGTATCTAATAATAAATGGCAAGCGATCCAATGCCGGATTTATGTAAATGCCGTTTAAAGCCCTTAGAAGCCATTTTAAGACGTTTTAGGGCTTTCAAGGCATATTTTATCATTAAATGTTTTCCAATCGAAACTATGTTATGTAGTATTGAAAACTACGTTATTATCTGACATTTAGCACTCATTAGTGGCAAGTGCTAATAAGTAAACATATGTGAATTATTGCCATATATGAATAGTAAATAAATGTTTATTAATGGGCTTCTAACATAAAAGCAAAAACACCTATATAAGCAATGGGGCTTGTATGTATGCTTACTTATATATATGTATATGTGCATGGGGCTTTATATGTGGGCTTGCATATACTTTTATATATAGTAGTGTCTGCTTTTACTTTATATGTAAAATCCCTTATATATAGGAAGTAATACAATCGAACAAATGTTTTTTATGAAAAATGTATAGAAAACTATATGTTTTTTGGTAGTTTTTACTATTGAGTATAATTAAACATTTTGTTATAATTGCATTATCAAATGAAAGAAAAAGAAAAGCCGCTGTAAAAGAAATGGAGCGGTTAAATAGGGCTTTAAAAGCTCAAATTTACGATTTAAAATAGGAGGAAAGAAAAAATGAATGATAAAATGATGGTTGAAAGTATCTTTACAGAGTGTCAGAAAGTTAAAAGAGTATGGAAAGAATCAGGAGAAGATGGCAATTGTTACGGTGCTTTTTGTGCGCTATATGGATTGATAGAAAAGTGGGATTTAACAGAAGTTTATAAAGCATGGGAAGAAGCTCGAAAAGTTCTTTCTAACAGTCCATTAACTTTTATATTAAACAATTGGTATGAAGTAAAAGGACAAGGAAACACATTAAACGGGAAAGTCAAGCTTGAATTTATTGCATATCTCTATCAAAAAAAAGAAAAAAATGTTAGAGTCTTTACATATTCAAACGATATAAATTTTGACTTGATTGATTTAACAACTATTATAAGTCCTTTATAAATCCCGTATCCCTTGTATAGTGTGTGTTATCAAGGTTCGCAACCTTGCAAGGGATTTACCAAAAAAAATAACATATAAAAGGAGAAGAAAAAAACTATGCAAAAATTTTTAAAAGGTTCTACAAAAACTGGACACCGTTGGATCGTATCTGCAAGAAACTGTGAAGGATACAACTTAAATGACGTTTATGGACGTTATAGCGATGCCAAAAAAGAAGCGTATGAAAATTGCTTTCGTAAATATGTTTCTGCGGATGGTTCAAAAAACTTTCGTATTTTTTCCCATAATACATTTGGGTTTAGTGTAGCATGGGAGGAAACATTGGAAGGGAAAGAATATTTACATATCGAAACGCCACAAAACACTTATTATGTAGCGTTAAATCAGTAATTATCTGAAAATTAAAACAGGAGGGTTTATATTATGAGATTAACAAAAGAACAAAAAGCAGAATATCAGAAAAAAGAACCTGTCGCAGTATATGGCTTGTCAAATTTCGGCGGTATTGCCATACTTGATATAATTTATGATACAGATGATTATATTGTATGGTATAATAATCAAATTGAATCTGAAAAGCGTAAAATACATGTTAGCAAGGTATATTATTCTGAAAATGGCGGATATTTTAAACCATATGGAAGTTTATATGTAAAGCTTTCAGAATGTTTAAGAGTATGAACATAAATAAAAAGGGATGCATTTTTTCTTGTGTCCCTTTTTTGCATATCTTTTTTGCTGTCTGGATACGATCCTGTATTGATACAGTCATAAACCTATTAACATATTTATATTATAGGTTTATAGCTGTATGAGTGCATGAAAACAGATGATATATCGCATCTGTTTTTTTGTGTGTTCAACTTTGTACCTTTACAACTAAAAATGAACGATATACCTATAACGCTATATAAGGGCTTTTATAGGCTTTTTTTGCGTTGCTATGGGCTTTTGTTAGTGCATGGGCTTATACAGTCTTTTATGGGGCTTGTATGGTACGATCTGGACTTTATTAGATTGTTAATAGGCAGACGTTAAACCATTGCTATATTTATGTAAACCTTGCCTATAAAGCGTTTAAAGACAGTTTAAAACGTTTATATGCTGTAAATGTATAAAGTACCATGTAAAGTGTTTAAAAGGCTTTAAATAGCTTATAAAGGGCTGTATCGTGTTTATCGGGCTTTATATGTCATATATATAGTGTACGATATGGCAAGCGATCAAAAAAGCAAGGTACAGACGTTTTTTGTTCCTCTGCGATATTATCAATTTATCGATAATGCGATATAACGCACGTAAAGCCCATTTACAGCCAGTTTAATCATTTAGGCGTACAAGGTATAGACTATAGACATTTAAACGGCTGTATAAAGCTTGTATGACGTTGTACCGTGTCCGGTGATTCGGTTTATGTTTGCTTTCTGTTTTATCTGGTATCATATCCGATTTATATCTAACTATAACCATAATATTTTTTGTGCTATCTTAAAATATTTTAGATTAGTAGCAACTAATCATAAGTTGTGGTTATAGTTAGGTATATCTAACGTTAGTTAGTTATGTCTAATCAAACAAGTGTTCAGGTTTACAATAGGCGAACAAATGTTTTGTTAGTCCAAGCTAATTGTGCCTATTGTAGATACAATTCAATCGAACAGACGTTTGGGTAATTTTGGTAGCGGAAATCAGCAAGCGGAAAAAGGGAAATTTCCCCAGAGTGGGTAATATCGTTTTTTAAATTTTCCCCACGGATTTATAATCTACTTTAAAATTTGAAAAGTCAATTTGAAAATGAAAAGTTTTTTCTTTTTTATTTTTTTCTTTTCCTTTATAATAAGGAAGTCTTTCATTTCTTTTATTTTTTTAATCTTTTTATATTATATCTATTGACTTTTCTTTTCTTTAGTGGTACAGTGTAATCATAGTAACAAAGCAATAAACAATACAAATGAGCAATAGGAGGATTTTAAAAATGAGATTAAGAGAAGGCAAGTTAATATCTGAATGGAAAGATGAACATGGAAACAGAGCATTAATTGAAGAAGTGGAAATTAAACCACACAAAGAAGCTAAACTGGAAAAGGCATATAGACTTTCTTGTTATGCGGAGTATGATGATAATTTTTGCTATCATATTTCAATTTTTGATTCCGCAGAAAGTGCGGAAAATCAGCTTAAAGAGTTTAGTTGCGGTAGTTTTAGAAATATTTTGGAAATCATGGTAGAAAATATTCTTGCAGGTTTTGACGAAAAATTTAAGAACTCAATTTATGAAAGTCGAAAATCTATGAAAAATTTTTTAAAAAAATACAATCGCACTGATAAATATGAATGTATTGATAGAATTAAAAAAATTGTAAACGATTTAATTAATCGTTATGAAATAAGTTATGAAGAAGCAATGATATTATTTGATTATATTTGCGGAAAAGAAAAAACAAGATATTAATGATATTAAAAAATTCAAATTGCTTTTTATTTTTTAGACTTTGAAAAAATTAAATGTTGTCCAAAATTCAGAAGTTGGATCATTTACATGGTTTGACTTCTGATTTTTTTGTATTTGATAGAGAAAAAATATAAATCAAAAAAATATAAAAAACATAATGAAAAGTATTGACTTATTTATATAAGTATGGTATATTATAACCATGTTAAACATAACATAGTTATATTAAAACCAAAGACAACAAAGAAAAAAGGAGAATGAATTATGGCAAGTTATTACAATCTGGACGGAGTCAAGACAAGTTTAAAAAATGAGATTGAGGAAAGAGAAGCGATCCTTAGAGCATGGGAAAACGTAACATTCCCAACAAAGAAAAATGGTGAACCATTTGCAGTAATGAGCAAAAATATCAATGGTGCGACTTATAAAACAGCAGATTATTGTTTAAGTGCTAACAATGTTGAATTGAAAGTTGTTGCAAACCACAATTACAAATGGACAACTGATAGTATTGATTGTTATACATTAGTTAGATATTTAAAAGATAAAAATAAAATTGCAAAAACTGAAAACTACATGCCTAAAGAACCTTGTCTGGAGCAAGTTTATAAGTATGATTTAGAAGATATTAAACAGGCTGTAAACAATAGAATTGAATTTTTAAAAGAAAATGTAGATTCTTTGAAAAGACAATTAGAAATTGCAGACAAAGCATATACAACTTTCAGAAAAGCATACGAAGATGCAATGGTAGTTCTTGACAGCGTGACAGAAACAAAGAAAGATGAATACAGCTTTTTAAAATCTAGTATTTTAGATACAATCAAAAATCGTTATCCATATTGCTAAAAATTATAGTGCAGAGGGAAAAGAAATTTCCTCTGTCATACATAAAAATCAGAAAAGGAAAAGGAAAATTAAGAAAATGGATTTTAAAAATATAACAGTGAAAAGTTATAATCTCACAAATAATCAGATTGTAACAGAAATTAAAACGATAGGTAATAAAACGTTAGCTTATTTTTTTAGTAGTTACAATTCTACTATCTGTAAGCTAGACATTATAAATAATGTTATTTACATTCATAAAAACTGGAATTATTCAAAAACCACAACAAAGTGGTTTAATAAATTTCTTTCTGTTGTTCTGGACGAAGAAATTAATTTTAAAGGACAGAAAGAAATCAAAACAAAAAATAATACTTTTGCAGTAATAATGCTTGACAAGTAGTGAAAAATGCTATATAATCTATTACAGAAATAAAGAAAAAACATTCGTAGAAAAGGAGAAAATTATGTATACTATCACAAATACACAGTGGTCTTTTAAGAAAGTTGCAGAGGAAATGAAAAAAGGAACTATTAACTTTAAGTGCGGCGGAGCGCAGAGAGGTTTTGTTTGGGATAAAGCTAGACAGTCCTTGTTTGTACATTCTGGACTTAGAGGTGATCTTATTCCTTGCCTGTATGTAAGACGAATTGTAGAGAAAGAAGTTGAACAGTGCGAAGAAATCATTAAAGAAGTAAAAAAAGTAAAATACGTTTTTGAAATGCGTGATGGAAAACAGCGTTGTACAACAATTATGAGATATATTAATAATGAGTTCAAAACTTCTGGTATTCCAGAGTATGAAGAAGGGGATAAACTTGATTACAGAATTGAGCGCAACGGAGAACTTGTAAGTCCTAACGGTATAGGGTTTGAAGATTTAACAGAAGATGAAAAACTAGACTTCTTAACACGTTCTATCACTGTTTATTACATTGATAATGCAACGGATGCAGAAGCAGACATGATTTTCCTTAAGCTAAACAACGGAAAAGCATTAACCACAGCGGAAAGAAACAGAGCAGAAGCAAAGTCAAGAGGTGAAATCATTGATATTGCGAACCATGATATTTTTAAGCTGATGTTTAGCGAAAAAACGTTAGATAATAACGCATTTGATACCGTTGTAAAATCTTATATTATGTTAAATAATGATAATCCGTCACTGCTCAATAAGGACGTTAAACCGTTAATGAAATCTATTGATATTACAGAAGCGGATAAAAAGGAGTTAAATGGTATTTTTGATTATATTTTAGAAACTTACAACGTTCTGGAAAGTAAGAAAGTTAAAAAAAGAATTGTTGGCAAGACAACATTTTTATCTTTAATTCCTGTTGCAGAACAGGCAATGAATGACGGAAAAATTGCAGAAGAATTTGCAAGTTTTCTTGATAAATTCTTTAGTGGTAAGAACGCAAAAGAGCCGACTATCAGCGAAACATTCAATAATAACTTTTTTGATAGTTCTGCAAGTAGAATGAAAATTAGATTAAGGCATAACGCACTTATGAATGAGTATGAAAAATTTTTCAACGGAGAAACTGAAAACGTGTACAGCGAAAATGCAGAAGATTTTACAGAAGAAATGGAAGAAGCTGAAAACGTGGCAGAGTATGTTGATATTGACGAATTAAGCAAACCAGATGAAGAAGTACAGACAAAGGAAAACAAAACAGAGGTGCAGACAGAAGAAGCTACAGATCAGAAAACACTTGAAGTAGATTATACAGAAACAGAAACAGAAGTGTTTTAGTTAAAATTGAAAAGAACGTGTATAAAAGCACGTTCTTTTTTTATTGCAAAAAATATAAAAAGTTTAAATAAACCATTGACTTTTATATGATTATATGGTATATTATAACCATAGAAATTACAACAAAGGAGAACAAAGATATGAGAAAGATTTTATTAGCAGTTTTAGGGACAACGGGACTTATTGGAATGTTTGCTTATTGCTGTACGCTTGCAAACAGAACGGAAGTTATGACTTGTGTAAGTTGCACAGGGAACGACATTGTTTCCACTTTTGAAGATGTAGATGGTAACTTGTGGGAATACGATCATTACTATGCAGTTGTTGGTGATGATTACAAAGTAACTATGCACGATAATGATACAATCAATATTTATGACGATTTTATTGTTAAAGTTGTACCAGTAGAAGATTAAAAAATCAAAAAAAGTTATAATATACCATTGACAAAACTATAAATCAGTGGTATATTATAACCATAAGATTTAAGCCATTAAAGAAAACAATTAAAAAGGAGAAATCAAAAATGAAAAACGAAAAGATTCTGGAAATGTTAAATAACGGCGAAATTGAGGAATTGAAAATTCAACTGCTTACATTCAGAATTGGCTTCAAGTTTTAAAGAATGATAGCAAGTTTATTGTTAGTGCTTCTGGAAAAGCTGAAAAAGCAGTAAAATATATCATAGGAATTGAATAGTGAACAGAATAAAAGGGCTTGAAAAAGTCTTTTTATTTTTTTGAAAAATATTATAAAAGCTATTGACAAAACTGTGATAGTCTGGTATAATTAAACCATACAAAAGATGTGGGGAATCCTAGCAGAGAAATAACAGAAGATAGGGCAAACAGCTAACGTACAATTTTTTAATTGTCTGATAATTTTAATGTTTTCTTATACTATTCTAAACATTTATTTATGATATTCCATTGACTTTTATATATAAATTTGTTATACTTTATATAATTATAAAAAAGAGGGAAGTGAAAAGATGTATTTTACAAAGGACTACAGACAACTTGATACTGTAGCATTGTATTTATTGTATAATAAGGATAGAAAGCAGTATAAGACAGCATACAGCTTTAAACAGTGGCTAAACAAGTCTTTATTGACTGGAAGTATTAAAAGGCTGTAGCAGGATTTACAATCGCATATAGAGCCGATATAAAGCGAATAAAGCATAGGCATAAGCATAGGAATAATTTTTCTTATGTTTATGCCTATTTTTTATTTCAGAAAAATCAAATACAAAAATAATCATAGTTGCCTAAAATAAACCTATTAGAATGATATGAATTACTACAAGCTAAAATTAGACGTTTTAACACGTCAATGGTAATTTATTCAAATAAGTATGTAAAACGGCTAGAAACGGCTTGTATGGCGTTGTAACATGGTTTAAATAGCTTTTAATCGGTCTGGAAAGTTGAAATAAGGCTACCGCAATCCCATTGGCTTTAGACAATGGGTAGTTCACAACGGGCAGATTATCTGGTTATAGGTTATCCGGTTTACTGTATGGATTTTTTTGGTAAATGAAAAATACTGTTCAATTTTGAATGATTAAAGGGAAATTTGAACTGAATTGTCAAATTGTTTGAAACAATTTACATTTGAACAAGTGTTTGGGGATTATCTTTCAGAATTTTCTGAAATTTCCCAGAGATAAGAAATTTCCCCAGAATATGCGAGAATAATTTTTCCCCACGAAGTTAATAGGGATTTTCGTTTTGGTAATAGCGAGATTTAAAAATTTCCCCACGGAGTTTTTTAATTTATTTTTTATTTTCTTTTATTTTCTTTATTGTTTAAACATTTTCTTTTATAACTTTTATCTTATCTATTGACAAAACTAAATGTTTATGTTATTCTTTTGTATAGAAGTTATTAGTGTATAGCAAAAGGAGGAAAATTTTTATGAAGATGGAAATAGTTTTAACTGAGAAAGAGATTGAAAAAATGACCGCTAGAGATAAAGCAGTTATGGAAAAAGGTGAATTTAATAAATGTTATTTCTGTACTGAAATTAATAAATTTTTAAGAGATACAGTATTTTTTAGCGTTGATAGAGAAAAATATTGTGGGTGTAATGGTTGTAACGAAAATATTAATGTTGCTTTTTATGTAGAAAAAGAACTTAGTAAGAAAGAATATTTCCGTAGATTTATTAAAGAATCTCTTGATAAAGATATTTACAATTCTAATGTGAAAATTTTGAATTGTGGTATTATATTCGTTAGTGAAACAAGTCCAGATAAAGAATTAAGATATATTATTAGACAGGCTATCAATCCAGAAGTAATGTTTGAAGGGAATTTTAAAGATTTTAGATTTAATGGACAAATTGATAAGATTTTAGATTTTGCTGAAACAGTTGAAAAAGATGGTGTGTATATACTGAAAATGTATTATTATATAAGACATTAGAAAATCCGAAACGATTTTTAACATAGAAATTATGAAAGGAATATAAAAAGTGGAAACTACCCCCTCTATTGATAGAAAGAAACTAGCAGAAGAAAACCACAATCTTATCTATTGGTTTTGTTGGAAAAATCATTTAGATATAGAAGAGTGGTATGATATAATTGCTATTGGATATATGAAAGGTATTAATTCTTATGACGAAACAAAAGGTGTTAAATTAAGCACTTACTTGATTAGGATAATGAAAAATGAATATCTGCTAGTATTAAGAAATAAAAAATATGCTAAGTATATTCCAGACGAAAAGATTTTATCTTTGGATTTTGAATATAAATTTGATAAAGATAAAGAGAGTTATAATATTTTAGATTTTATTGTAAATGAAAATTCGTTTTTTGAAAATAATGTTTGTTTTAAGAATGATATTAAAAAAGCATTTAGTGAATTAAAAATCTCAAAACGAAATTATGAAATTTTCATAATGAGATTACAAGGTGACACATTAGAGAAAATAGCTTCTGAATTTGGAATAACAGGAGAAAGAGTTAGAATAATATGTAAAGATATAGGAAAAAAATTGAAATGTAAATTAGACGAAAATGGAGTTGATTATTTTGAAAACTAAAAAAAGACCTTTGAATTTTGATAGTGCTGATGAATATTTAAGTTATAAACGTAGACTATTAGATGAAAAAGATGAAGAAGAGCAAAAAAAGAATCCGACTTTTAATGTTTATTCTTTTTATTTTAGTTATCTTGATAGTGAAACCAATCGTAGGCGAGTGGCAAAACCTATTAATATTGCCGCTGAAACTCAATATGAAGCAGAACAGATATTTGAAATTTGGGCTGAATTTCACAGTATAAAAAACGTAAGTTTTAGAAATATCACAGAAGTATTTTGGGTGACACGTAGTTCTGATACAGCAAGTCAGAATATTAATTTTGCTTATGATTATGGCAAAAAAGAAATCACCGAGGTTTATCAAGATGATTATTTAGAATGGTACTGGAATCATGTAGACACTTGGAATACGGAAGGAGATAAATTTGGCAGGTAGAGCATTAATGGCTAGGCGTAGAGCAAATAAAAAACGCAGTGAAACAATGAAGAAGAATAGGAAATATACAGTAGATGTTAATAGACGTATTGTACTCTTTTCTACTTATTTATATCCTAACTTTTTATGTTTTGTTTTAAAGTCAAAGAAGTATGATGATACACATTTATTACTGAAAGTGGCAACACTTAACGCAGATTATAGTGTTAAACTTGACGAGGAAGTAAAAGATTTAATAGTGGAAACAGAAAAAATAAAAGTCCTCTGGCAAGGAGAAGCTAAAAATGCAAGGGAGAAACTGGATAAAATATTTAGATATGTTGAAGATATAACTTATAAAGAGAAAGCAGAAGCTAGACGAAAGATGATGAAACGTCTGAACAATTTATACTGCCCTAAGTGTGGCAAACGTAGAGTGTCTATTACTTATCCAATGTATAGCAATGCTTATTTACATTGTAAAATTTGCGACTATGATATTACTAGAATATTTATTTCAGAAATTCCTTTAATTAGAGAGTTTCTTGAAAGAAACAAAGATAAAAAAGATAAAAAATGTTTTTAAAATATAAGGAGGTTTTATTATGACGAAGAGAGAAATTATCAAATGGTTAAAACAGGAAAAGAATACAGCTTTATTTAAATTAAAAGAAGAAAAAAATAAAGCTAAAAGAGAGTTATATGAAAAAGCCTATGAAGAAATGAATATGGCTAATTTCTGCAAAGAAACAGAATTAAAACTTAATGCAATTCTTACAGAATATAAAAATAAATTTGATGAAAAGAAATTAAGCACTTGGAGTTATGGCGGTTTCAAGACGAAATTAGAAAGTTTAATTAATTATTTAAACGGCTATTTGGAAGAAGATATAAATAGAGTATTAAGTTATGGCACTATAATCGCTAATTTCAGTAAATTACAAGATGGTGTTAATAATAATTATGATAATCTGATTTATAATGTAAGAAACATGAATAAGACTAAAGACATTGAGGAATATTTGAAGTCTTTAGGTATGAAATTGCCGAATACTGAAAACGCAAATGAAACAACAGCATTAGTCAAGCCGATAGACGTTAGGTATTTATATTTAAGTATTAATAAGAATGAAGATAATAGTAGTGAAAATAATGTAGAGAGTAATTAGCCATAACTACTTAATAAAAATGTAATACTTTTTATAAGAAAATGTAGCATAGGTATTGACAAAAATCAGTATCTATGCTATTATTTATGTATAAAAACAAAGGAGAATAAAAATTATGACAAATATTACAAGATTTTTAAATGGCTTAAAGAGTGAGCATACAAAGGTAGCATACGAGAATGATTTAAAACAGTTTTTTGATTTTACTGGTAAAGACGAAACCGAAATTACATATGCTGATATTTACGATTATAAAGTGTCTATGAATGAGTACAGCAGTGCTACAACAGCACGTAAGCTGACAGCTATTAAATCCTATTTCAATTTTCTTTCCGACATGGAATTTATTTCTACTAATCCTTCTGCTAAAATCAAAATTCCAAAAGTAAAGAATCACGAAAAAGAATATATCCCTATGGATGAAGCAAAGAAATTATTAGACGTTGCTAAATCCCCTAGAGATAAAGCTATCATTGCATTATATCTTTCAACTGGTATGCGAGTTAATGAATTGGTGAATTTAACTGTAGAGCAGTATGAGAAAGACGAAATTGTATTCATTGCTAAAGGTGACAAAGAAAGAAAAGTATATCTTAATGATAAGTGTAGAGGATATATTGACGAATACTTAAAGGTTCGTAAAGATAGTGGTATTGATAATTTGTTTGTAAGTAATTATGGCACTCCTATGCGACATGATTTAATTGCTAAAATGTTAAAGAAAAATGCTAAAAAAGCAGGGATAAGTGAGGATATAACTAATCATAGCTTAAGGCACAGCTACGTTTCATGCATTTGCGACAATTATGGTATTAATGTTGCAAAAGATGTTATAGGACATAGTTCAACGAGAATTACTGAAAAATATGCACATAATACTAAAGATACTATTAAAAATGCTATGGTATCTGTTTTCTAAGAGGTGGATATGACTAGAGATTATGAAAAACTTTTAAGAGCAAAAATGCTTTTAGTTAAAGTACAAACATTGCTTTCTGAAACTTCTGGTGAGGTAATTTCGCCAGAAGAAAAGAAAGCTTTGATTGATAGTGTAGAAATTCAAACGAAATTTTTAGAACTGAAATGTGATAAGTTTAGTGAAAGTAGGTGATTTTCATATATGAAAGTTTATAAGTTGTGGTATGAGTTAGTATAATTAAGATAAAGGAGTTTGAATATTGAAATCGATAATTTATAAAATGAAACTATTTGTAGCTGTTATAACTATGTGTTATTTGTTTGTAACTACGTCATTTGCAGACGAAATGACTAAATTGAATCCGTATGACGAAATTGAAATTTCAGAAGAAGATATAGACCTAATGAGCCGTTTGATTTACTGCGAATCAAGAGGTGAAAGTATTGAGGGACAACGTGCAGTAGCAGAAGTAGTATTAAATCGTTGTCTTAGTAGTGATTTTCCAGATAATGTGAATGACGTTATTTATCAGAGAAAACAGTTTTCTACAGCTAAAATGTTAAGTAAAACAACGCCTAATGAGGAAAATATTGAAGCTGTAAGATATGTTTTAGAGAATGGAAATACATCACTATCAACAACTGAATATGTTTATTTTTCTACTGGTAAATCTAACGGTCATGGATTTACTAAGTTAGGTAATCATTGGTTTTCTAAGTGAGGGTAATATGGAAAGAATTTGTTATAGAGTAAAATTTAATAATAAAGATGATTTGTTCCAGTTTAACAAGTGGGCTGATAGTTGTGAATATAATATTGATGTCAGATATAACAGTAAGACTTTAGACGGTAAGTCCTTAATCGGACTAATGGGAATGGACGTTTCCAATTCTATCATTGTTATCTTATATACCGATAACGCTAATGATTTTGTTGAGAAATTTAGTAATATTATCCTTGACAAAATTGTAATGTAGTGGTATTATTGCTATATAATTTAATAAGAAAGGAGAAAATCGAGTTGCCAAGAATTAGTAAAAAGCAGAGAGTAATCAATCAGATTACAGAAAACTTAAAGCAGAAAGAAAAAGAAATTGCTATCAATGCGGCTATGGGTGGTTACTATTCAACAATTAAAATTGTACAAGACATGATTACAAAAGGTAAAACCATTGCAGACCTTAGTACATTCTGTGCCGCTGAGTTGTCAAGAAAAGAAACAGTAGAACAGGGAACTAAAAGTAATTATTTAAAATCAAATAAAGAAATCAAAGGAGATAACTAAACTATGAAGAATGTAAGACAGACAACTAACACAGGACTTTTAATTGGTACTCTTTCTGAAAAGAATACAGAAATTAAGCAGATTGAATTAACAAAAGACGATAACACCAAGTTTAAGTGCAATGCTGTACAGGGAAATATTGTAGTTTCTACTGTAAACGGCGATTTTAATTTAAGAGTTAATTGTCCAGAGTGTAAGAAAGATGGTACAAAAACCAAGCTGTATGCAAATTTTGAAACACTTCATAACAGCTATGTATCTGCTGTAGAAGCCGCAAAAGATAAGTCACTTACACCAAGTATTATTAGTGCTACTGTAGGACTTAGTTGTTGGGATAGATATAACCAGAATAGCGGTAAAATGGTTTCTTCACCACAGATTAGATTAAGAGTTGTGAACAGAGAAAATTCAGATGCAGAATCTCAGACAGATTTTTCACTTGAAGGTGTTATTCGTTCTATCAAACCAGAAATGACAATCCCTAAGAGCGATACAGAAGAAGCAGAAGAAACTGGTAGATTACTTGTAGAGTTTATTACAATCAATTTTAATAGTGAAGCAGAACCTTATAGTTTAATCGTTCCAGAAGATTTAGCTGAAGCATTTGTAAATGGTTGGACTGACGAGGATGGAACAATGGTAAATGGTTATGCAGTAGGTGATACTTGCTGTTTAGGTGTTGAACTTGTTATGCGTCATGTAGGCGGTGAAAAGAAAAAATCCGCAGGTTTTGGTAGAAAAGCAAAGGTAGCAGAGGGATTTGATGTATTAGAACTGGTTGTAATTGGTGGTGAGCCTGCTTATACAGATGATACTGAGGACGAAAAGAAAAAGCCTTTCACACCAGAAGTAATGAAAGAACTTATGAATGAGCGTAAGATGAAACTTGAAAAGATTGAAAAGGACGCAAAAGAAAATAAAGACAGTGGTTCTTCTCAGAAATCAAGTGGCAAAGGTCTTGGTGGACGCAAGCCAAATGTGAACATGGCTGATATGGGTGACGCTCCTTTCTAAAAAATAAGTAGTTATGAGTTAGTATAAAGTGGTTACAAGCGGTTAGGATAGGTTATATGATAAATTGGTAGTCTAAAAAATTCAAACCGCTTGTACTAATTTACAAAGTAAAAATAACATAAATAAAATATAATGATTTTATATGGAGGAATTTAAACGATGGCAGATGAAAAGAAAAGAAGTAACCCACTTTTAGACCTTGAAATTGAAGAAATGGTAGGAGGTTTAGCTGGTCAAAATGCATTGGTTTATGGGTCAAATTCATTGGGGAAGAGCTACCAAGCAATGCACTGCGAAAGACCTTTACTTTTAATGACTGAGAGTGGTGGTAACGGTCTTAATGGATATAAAATGCCTATCAATTCTTGGGCTGAGTTTGTAACCAATGTTGGTTATCTTACAGCACCACAGACTAGTGAAGCCATGCATAAGAAGTTTTTTACTATTGTTATTGATACTACAGAAAATCTTGTTGACCTTTGTGAACAGTCTATATGCAAAGAGTTTGGTGTAAGAGATTTAAGCGAAATTGAAGGAAAATCTAATGGTTATAAGATTGCCAGACGTAAGTTTGCGGCTCAGATTAACAAACTCACATCACAGGGATATTTTATTATTTTTATTGCCCATGAGGAAGTTGACGAAAATCATGTTGATGAATTAACAGGCGAAACTACAACTTTTGTTCAGCCTAAAGGTTCTGGAAACGTTAAATCTTCTATGCGTATGATTAGAGATATTTGTGATTTTACAATTTACCTTAAATCAAATGGTATCGACCCAGAAACAAATGAAACAATAATGTCTACTGGTATTTGTAAACAGACTTCTCATGTATTTGCTAGAAGCAGATATGCTATGCAAGCATTTATCGATCCATTCACAGCAAAGAACATGTGTGACGCAATGGAAAAAGCTATTAAGAAATCTGCTGAAAATGAAAATGTTGGTCTTACTACATTTAAGCCTTATGAAAACGTAACAACTAAAGAGGAATGGTTAGCTTTAATTCAGCCATATGTACAGAAACTTTGGAAAACTTATCCAGAATATATTAATCAAGTTGTTGCCGACCAGTTAGGAAAGGGTAGGAAGATTAGTTCTGCTACAGATGATGAACTTGCTTGTCTTGAAAGTATTTATAATAATTTTGTGGACTTCTGTTGCGACAGAGGAATTGTTGTAGAGGTATAAAAAATGCCGTTTCAATCTAAAAAGAAATCCAGATACAAGCAAGTAAAAATAAGTAGAGAAACTTTTATTAATCAGTATATAATGAGTATGAATACTGGGTTCAAATATATTGCCGTACTGATTAGAAACGATGAAGAAATAAAACCAGATATTCATATTATTATGGATGAAAATCAAGAAGAACGATTTAAAAACTATCTGGATGATTATGATAGTAGTTTAAGAGAAAAAAAGAATAAAGCTAACCGGATTGTCGGTATCACAGCTTTTGATGAATTTAGAGAAAATGCTATTTCTCCATCAATGTTAAGATAAAATTTCTTTTAGCCTATAAAGTAAATTTTTAAACCGTTGTTATCAACTAAGTATATAAAAATGCCTCCTTAGTGCTGGAACACTAGGAAAGCATCATAATGGTTATCTTGAGTATGATATTATATGTTTTAAAAAACTTAAAATGCATTCAAAGCCGTTGTTAAATATTGCTGTAAAAAATGAACTTAAAAAGCATGAAGCTATAAGTTTTTTATTTTCATCTGTTAGTACCTTTCTTTTTTTAATGAAACTCTTTACTTTTATGGTAAAGAGTTTCATTTTTGTATTGACAAAATATATAATTTATGATAGAATTTACATATAACGAAAGGGAAATAATATGGAAGAAAAAAATAAAAAAAGTGATACAAAAGTAAAATGTAGGTACTGTAAAAAAAGTATTTATAAAAGAGAAAGTTTTGTAGACCCAAATAAATCAAAAATGTATTATTGCAATGAAACATGTTACAATAATGCAACAAAGGAATTATCGGCAAAAAAAATGAATAGTAATAATGCTGATAAGACGGTTGTTTGCCGTTGTTGTGGCAAAAAGATACAGAAAGATAAAGCTTTCACAACAAAACAAAATTATTATTATTGCTCAGAAAGTGAATACAATAATAAATATGTTGGTAGCGAAGCATATTTTGAAGAAACGTTTCTTGATTACATTTATTTTAATATGAGTAATAAAGAATGTGATTTTCCTTTACTACAAAGGCAAGCACCACTGATACATGATAAGTTTGGATATAAGTGGACTGGTATGATAATGACATTGAAATTCTTCCATGAAACTTTAAAACTAGACTGGAATAATGAATGGGGATTAGGACAAATTTTCCCAAAATATTATATACAAGCTAGAGATTTTTGGAATCAACAAAGAAAAATCAAAGATATTACAGATAAAATTGAAGAAGATGAAACAGTGTTTATTGAACGAAAGAAAAAAGAAACAAATATTCCTAAATGGGAGGAATTGTAAATGCTTTATTCAGCGTCAGATGCTTCAATGTGTTTGGGGGTATTATTACAGAATCCCTCTTTAACAATCAGTAAGAAGTTTCCTATTAATTCAGATGATTTTAAACCCATTTTATTCCATGAGATTTTATATAAATCTATATCATGGTTGTTTAAAAATGGTGCAGAACAAATAGACGAAATTGTTTTAGATAAGTTTTTACAGAATTATCCAGAACAGTTAGAAGTTTGTACAGATAATAATTATCTTGAATTTATAACAACTATTAAGAAATTGGTTAATGTAGATAATTATGAACTGCATTATAATATTATTAGAAAATATAGTTTGCTTAGAAAAGCTAAAGAATTAGGTATTGACATTACAGAGTTTTATGACGAAACTAAACCAGAAGAAACAGAAGTAGAAAAGTTCAATCGTTTTTCTATGCAAGAAATTCTTAATAAGATTGAGGGTAAAATGACCACTCTTAGAATGGAATTTAATACAGAATTATGCAGAGAAACGTTAAGAGCAGGTGATAAATGGGAAGATACTTTAAACGGTTTTGAAAGTGAACCTGTTATTGGTGCTATACTTCAAAGTAAATATTTAACTACTTTATACAGAGGTTGGCAAAGAGGACATTTATTATTAAGGTCTGGTTCATCTGGACAAGGAAAGACAACAACTTCCATTGGTGATTTATGTAATGTATGTGCTAATCGTTATTGGGATTTTGATGAAGAAAAATATGTTGATAATCCTTATAAATCTGGTGATGGATTTATGATTAATACAGAAATGGATTTATCAACTGAAATTCAACCTAAGTTTATCTCATGGATAAGTGGTGTTCCATATCATAAAATCCTTGACGGAAAATATAACAAATTTGAAAAAGAACGTTTGATTGAAGCAGGAAAAATTCTTTATGAAAGTCATATTGAATTATTTGACCAACCAGATTTTACGGCTACAAAGTTAAAAGAAATATATCGTCAATGCCATTTATGGGGAGCGAGTTATTGCTTTTTCGATTACATTTGGGATAATTCAGAGTTTGGAACTGAATATAAACAAATGACAAGTATTCCTATCCGAGAAGATAAAGTTCTTTTCCAGATTACAACCACGCTTAAAAGTTTATCTGAGGAATTTAATATAGGTACTTGTACAGGTAGTCAGTTAAATGGTAATGAACAAGTCAATGAACTTTTAGATGAAAGATGTATTTATGGTTCTAAACAGATTAAAACTAAACTAGATGATGGTGCTATATTATCTTATCTTAGACCTAAAGAATTGGAACTTGTAGATACATTAATCAATCGGAAGGGGTTCGGAAGTAAAAAAAGACCTACTCATATTCTTCATAATTTTAAAACAAGATTTTCACGTTATGGACAGAATATTAAAGCATGGGTTAATGTAGATATGGGAACTGGCAGAATAAGTGATTGCTTTTGTACAGACCAATATAATCAGCCGATTAATGTGGATAAGACAGATATAAAACTAGGATAGGGGTTAGTAACATATGGTAACAGACGTTCTAAGACTTGTAGGCATACAGGTTATCAAGCTGAATCTGAAAGCAGTCCGTAGTTGGATTTGTTTTTTAGAAAAAATATATAGTAAGATTAAATAAACAAGGAGGTTTTACAAATGGCAGTAACAGGAACTTTAAGGGAAATCACAGGAGAAATGATGCAGTTAATGATTATGCTTGAAGATGAGCCAGATTCAGATGTATTGAAAGATACATTAGAGGGCTTGTCTGGGGAATTAGATACCAAAGCAGAAAATTATGTGTACGTCATCAAAGAGTATGAGGGTCAGATTGAGAATATCAAGAAAGAGATTGATAGATTGACTGCAAGAAAGAAAACAGCAGAAAACGCTATCGAAAGACTTAAAAATGCATTATTATATGCTATGCAGACCACAAATACTAAAAAGTGCGGTGGTAATTTGTATACTATCTCAGTAAGAAATAATGCACCACAGTTAGGACAATTAGACGAAAGCCGTATTCCAGAAAAGTATTTCAATGTAGTAACAGAAAAGAAACTGGATAAAAAAACTTTGTTAGCTGATGTAAAGGTTGCAGAAAAAGAGGGAAAACATATTGATGGTGTTGACGGTTTAAGAATTAGTCAGTCACTTTCAATTAAATAATTTATATAAAGGAGAATAAAAAAATGATTCATGTAATTGACGGTTTTTATATTTTAGTAGACGCTTATCAGTATATCGCACAGGAAGATAGTGGTGCAAAATTATCATCTAAAGGTAAAGAATACATCAAATGGAATGTACTTGGTTATTATTCTTCTATTGATAAAGCCGTAGAAAGAATTATCACAGAACTGATTAATAGAAGGATGAAAAAGAAAACTTATGAATTGGCTGATTATATTGCTGATTATAAAGCTGAAACGTTAAGATTAAAGAAACTGATTAAAAATTCAATGAAAGAAGTAAGCAATGAAAAGTAAAGGTAAAGACGGTCAAACATGGGTATTGACGCAAAACGCTTAACTAAACAGTTAACTATAGATGATTATAGAAAAGTTGCTGTATCATTAGGTGCTACAGTGATTCACGAAAATGACAGAGAAATATTATTTACTTCTATATGCCATGAGAGAAATCCAGATGGTAAAAAGAATAAATTTTATTTCTATAAAGATAAAAAGATATTTCTTTGTTATATATGTGACATTTCTTACTCTGTTTATAGTTTAGTTCAGAAAAGAAAAAAACTTCTGGGAGAGGAATATACTTTCCCAGAAGCATTACAATATGTTTGTGATGTTTGTAACATTCCGTATGATGATATACAAAGGATTCATAAGAAAAGTACAAAAGTATATAATTGGGAAGATGATTTAAGTAGATATATTCGTATAAAAAACGGAGATTCACTCACACAAACTTATGATAAAGCTATCTTAGATTTTTTCCCAAAAATATATCACACTTCTTTTCTTAATGATGGTATAAGTATTCAGACTATGGAAATGTTTGGAATAAGATTTTATCCATATGCTCAACAAATAGTGATTCCTGTTTTTGATGAGAATGGAGAACTGGTTGGATTACATGGTAGAAATCTCAATCCAGAGTTAGTAGAAATGGGGTACAAGTATCTTCCAGTTAAACTTATAGAGAACAACGCAGAATATAGGTTTAACGCTTCTACTGTCTTGTACGGATTAAACTGGACAAAAGCAAATATAGAAAACACCAAAGAAGCTATTTTATTTGAAGCACCAAAGAGTGTAATGCAAATGGAAGATATATTAACAATCAATAATACTGTTGGTATGTTTGGAATGAATTTGCAAAACGCTAAAAGAAATAAACTTATCCAATTAGGTGTTGAAAAAATTGGAATTGCTTTAGATAAACAATATCATACGGTATACGATGATAATGGTGAACTTACGGAAGAATACGTTAAATGGAAAGCAAAAGTAAATAAAATCATTGATAAGTTTAAAGGTTTTGTAAAAGAGATTTATGTTATCTATGACGATAATGATAAAGAACCTTTGTTAAGCTATAAAGATTCTCCTTCTGATAAAGGCAAGGAAGTATGGGAAAAGTTATATGAAAAAAGAGAAATTGTTGAACAGTAAAAAAGAATCATATAATTGGTTAAGATTTTTTGGTGAATTAATATTGGTTATTTTAATTTCACCGATTTTAATTATATTAACTATTGTATTTGTTATTGTAGAATGGTTAATAAAATTATATGAAAAATATTTCAAAAAGCATTGACATATCGTACAAAATATGTTATGATAAATCTATCAAATTAATAACGAAAGGAAAATATAAACAATGGCAGAGAATACAACTGAATTAAAAGAAGTAGAGTTAGAACTTAACAAGGTGGTTTTAACAGGAACTATCACAGAGGATTTTACTTATCACCATTCCACAAAAGGAGCAAATATTTATAAGAGTTTCATTTGTGTAAAAAGAGATAGTGGTACTGATGATGTACTTCCTATCATGGCTTCTGAAAAAGTCCTTAAAGAAGCATTTTCACTTACTGAGGAAAAGTCCTACGGCTCACAGAATTATACAGTCTGCATTGAGGGAATTATGGCTTCTTACAACGAGCATATTGAAAACGGCAAGAGTAAGTTAATCTTATTTGTTAAACCAAATAATATCTTAATCGTTGCTGACAATACAAAACCAAGTAATAACATTGAAATTACTGGTTATATTGTAAAAGATGTAATTGTAAGAAAAACCCCCGGTCTTAAAGATGAGAAAGGTATTTGGGTTAAACAGGAAAGAACTATTGCTGATGTTATGTTAGGTGTTAATATCAATACAAATAAGCGTAGTGTATCTTATTACATTCCTTGTATCTTTTGGGGCAAAGCCGCTTCTGCTATTGGTAAATTAGGAATTGGTACACAGGTTAATATTCATGGACGTGTTCAGAGTAGAAAGTACAATAAGCGATATGAAAACGGTAATGTTGAAGAAAAGATTGCTTATGAAATTTCTGTAGCAGATGCAATGTTAGTTAGCAAAAACGGTGAAGTAAGCAATTTAGTGAAAGTTGAACCAAAGAAACCTGTAAAAGAAAAACGTAATAAAGTCACAGTAAAAACTAGACATAATCCAAATGGATTCAACTTAGATTAATTCAGAAAAAAGTAAAAGCACTCTTATATAAGGGTGCTTTTATTAGTATAAGGAGTATATATGCAAGTAAAAGAAATTTTGCCTAATATTGATTTGTCAAGATGGGAAGAACAATATTTAGAAGCGTTTGGTATTAAAGATGTTGAAGAATATTTGTATCCTACTTACAAATACGTAGAACGCCCAGAACGATATGATAATATGGAAGAAGGAAAAGAATTATTACACAAGATATTAAGCAATCAGACTAATCATATAGGAATTGTACAAGATTGCGACTGTGACGGTTTGTTTTCTGCTGTTATGATGTATAATTTTCTTAAAAACGATTTAAAAGTTAAGAATCCTATTTTCATATATTTTCATTCAGATAAAAAACATGGTATTACAGAAAACGTACAGAACTGGGTACTGCATAATGAAATTAATTTGTTAATTGTGCCAGATGCAGGTAGCAATGACTATCAAACACAAGAAGATTTGAATTTCCTTAATATCCATATATTGATAATAGACCATCACAAGATTGCTCCGTATAAAAGGGAATATATTAGTAATTATGAAACAGTGGTGATTAGTAATCAGCAAGGTTGGGTAAAGAATAAATGCCTTAGTGGTACTGGTGTTGTGAATAAATTTATTAAATATTATTGTAATAATACTCAAAGTTGTAAAACAAGTGTAAGTGCAAAATATGTAGACTTGGTAGCATTTAGTTTAGTGTCTGATAATTGCAATATGCTTTCACAAGAGAATAGAGATTTTCTAATGGTAGGCACTTCTATAGCAAATATGCAGAATGAATTTTTAGCTTATCTGAATGAAAATTTAAACTATACTAATGAAGTTACTTGGAAGTCGATAGGATTTATGATATGTCCTTATCTTAACGCAGTATGTAGGAGTGACAACCAACAATTGAAAGCTGAATTGTTTTTCTGTTTTACTGATAGTCATTCAGAAATGTTTGAAAGCGTACTAGCCAAAATTAAAGACCAGAAAGCTATACAGGATAAGATTGTCGCTGAAACAATTAAAGACGGCTGTAGCATGGTTCTACGCACTGATAATGTACCGTTGTTAGGCATTAAGTATCTTGAAAACGTGGAACAGTACCCTTACAGTGGTTTAATCGCTAATAAATTGAAAGACGAAACTCCGATTGTATTTGCTACACATGAAAGTAATGGACTTGTAACTGGTTCTTGCCGGTCTGATTATGAAATTCTTAATTTATGTCAAAATAGTGGGTTATTTGAAATTGCACAAGGACACGATAAAGCCTTTGGAATTAGATATAAAAAAGAAAATGAAGAAAAGATTTATAAATATATTCAAGATAAATTTACTAATGAAAAGATAGAATTACCGTCAATTCCAGTTGTAAAAAGTTATGATTTGGAAAAAAATGATTTGCCAAAATGCTTATTTGGATTTGCAGACCAGTGGGAATGTATCTGGAATAATGATTTAATTAAGCCAGTTTTTGCCATTGATTTTAAATTAAAAATTTCTGACGTAGAGGTAATTGGTAAAGACAAAAAGACGCTACGGTTTAGTAAAGACGGGGTAACATTCATTAAGTTTAAAGAGAGTGAGAACTGGTTAGATGATATGTCAGAACGGCTTGTACTAGCTTCTACTATTTGCAACTTATCTATAAATTATTGGAATGGTCGGAAATATTATCAAGCCATTATTGAAGAATGGGAAATTAAGGAAATTCCACAAGAGGTAAAAGAAACTAAAGCGATTTCATGGAACGATGTATGGTAAAATGTATTGATTTTATATAAATTCTATGATATAATAGAGAATATGAAAGGAGAAATATATGGAAAAATTTAAAGACAAAACTTATGTTGTAGTTTGTAGTGATTTTGAAAAAGCTAGAAACGCCATGAGAAAAGAAATGTATAAGCATTATCAAAGAGATAGTGACGAGCCAAGTATTACCAGAGAGATTAAAAGTACAACGATTAATGGTAGTAAAATCAAAGAAACTTACAGAGGGAATTTAAGGTTAATGGAAAATGTTGATAAAAATTATCTTTTTGGATATATTTATTCCAGATTAAATCCTTTTGAAAGTATTAAAATTTCATGGCTGAATATTGGTGAATTTAAGAATCTGCCAAAAGTTAATTTTGGATTTTATGATGATGTTGTAAAAATTATTATTGTAGGTAATGACGGTTTATCGTTTTATCTTGATAATTTAAAGAAAAGTTTTGGTGCAGACGTAGAAATTGAAATAAGGCTACCGCAATCCCACTGGCTTTAGACGGTGGGTAGTTCACATTGTGATGTAAAAGGAGAGAATGTTATGATTAATGACGTAACTTATGAACTGATTAGAATTGTAAAGAAAATTGATTTAAACAATAGTCTGTTTGAGAGAACGGAAGAAAGCAACATTAGTAAAATTGTAAATAAGGATATTGAGAATGTTATTAAAGAAATGGTAGAAACTGATAGCCAGTTCAGATTTAAGAAAAGCATTTTCGATAGACAATACAAAATGAGTGTTGATTATTCAAAATGTGGTGAAGTGGTTATTAAACCTAAAGAAGGGTTGGGGTTGGTAACTATTATGGAAATTGATGAATTTTTAGAGGTGCTGAGTTTTAGGATTTATAAAGGGATTGAGAAAGCAAAAGAAGAGCATGAAAATTGGAAGTTATGGAAAATGAATAAGGTGAAGTTAGAGAAATATATTTAAGTTGTACTAAAGGAGAATTAATATGATTGATACTTATACTACTTTGCATTGCCATTCAGAAATAAGTTCGGCTGTATTAAGATTTGCTGATGCTATATGTCATATTAAAGATAGTATGGAATGGTGTTATGAAAATAATCTTAGAGGTTATGCCATTACTGACCATCAAAGCTGTAGCGGATATGTCACTCTTGAACAGAGTTACAATGCTTTAAATGTCGAAAGACCATTTCAGCATATCTTTGGTAATGAATGTTATTTAATTTCACAAGACGAAGATAATTTAAGATTCTCAGAAAATCAACGTCCTTATTATTGGCATTATTTAGTAAATGTACTTGACCCAGAGGGTTTAAAGCAGATGTATGAATTATCTGCTAGAGCATGGCTACGGAGTTATACTTATAAAGGTTTACTCCGTAGACCTAATTTCTATTCAGATTTTGAAGAAGTAGTAGGAAATAACCCCGGACATTTAGTTGTTTCAACAGCTTGTGTTTCTGGATATTTACCACATTGTATCTTAACAGATGATATGGTAAACGGTGATAAATTTATTAAATGGAATCAGCAAGTATTTGGCAAAGATAATTTTTATCTTGAATGTCAGCCTTGTTATTCTGATAATGAAGAACAGATAAAAGTAAATAAAGCGTTATGGAAAATTCACGAAGAAAAAAATATTCCTATTATTGTTACTACTGACGCTCATTATCAAAGACCAGAAGATAGATTTATTCATACTACGTTTTTAAAAAGTAAAGACGGCGGTGATAGTAGAGAACCAGAAAAATTTTATAAAACTACTTATTTATTTACACCACAAGAATTAAGAGAAAGATTATACGATAGTGGTTTTAACGATAATCAGATTGATATAATGTTTCAGACCACTAATGAAATCGCAAATAAAGTACAACCTATTATCATTAAGAAAACTACCAGAGTACCAAGCTTACCTAGTTTACCAGATTTTGAGATTAAGCATAAATATAAAGAATATTACGAAAAATACGAATATATAAAATATTATGCTAATTCAGACGATATAAAAGAACGCCATTATTATTACGAAATAGAAAAAGGCTTGATTAAGTTATTTGATAAACACCCAGAATATGATTTAGAGAAATATTTGGCAAGAGCAAATATTGAAATGAAGCAAGTCTATGAATTAAGCGAAATATTCAAAGGTAGAATGTCTGATTATTTTACTGTTGTACAGAAAGTAATTGATTTAATTTGGACTGAGGGTGATAGTTATGTAGGGATTGGCAGAGGTAGCGCAGGAGCGTGGCTTACAAACTATTTACTTGGTGTTACTGGAATAGACCCTGTGCCAGATAACATAAAGGATTTCTATAGATGGTGGAGATTTTGTAGCACTTCTCGCTCCTCTTCGCTGATGGACATTGATATAGATATTCAAAGCTTTAAAAAAGAAAAAGTTATAAAAGCTATAAAGAATTACTTTGGCGAAAGAAGAGTTTGTCAATGTGTAACATGGGGAACATTATCTTCTAAGACAGCTTTTGAACGAGCAGGTAAAGGTTTAGGTATTCCAGAAGAGCAAATTTCTTACATTAAGGCACTCATACCTGTTAAGAGGGGGTTTATATATTCTATAGATGATTGTTTAAACGGCAACAAGAAAAAAGAAAGAGAAAAAGTTCCAGAATTTATAAAAGAAGTAAATAAATATCCAGAACTACTTAGAGTTGCGAAAGCTTTTGAGGGAATGATAGTTTCTTCGGGAACTCACGCAGGTGCTGTAAATATTCTTAAAGGTGATTTTACTGAAACTGGTTCATTAATGGTTTCTACAAACGGAAGTATAGTAAGTCAATATGATTTACACCAAGCAGAATACGCTGGTGATTTAAAATTTGATTTACTTTCTATTGATTGTCTTGAACTTTTAAGAGCGGAAATGGATAGTCTTTTAGAACATGGCTATATTAAATGGCAAGGTAATTTAAGAAATACTTATAACTATTATCTTGGATATGAACAATTAGATAAAACTAATAAATCAATGTGGAATGAATTACCTAAAATGTTAAAAGCTTTTCAGTTTGATAGTATGGCAGGTAATCAAGCTTTAAAAAAAATTAATCCACAAAATTTAACTGAATTAACATTAGCAAATGGTTTAATGAGATTGCAGACCGCTGAAACAGAACAGCCTATGGATAGATATGTTCGTTATAAAAATGATATTAATGAATGGTATAAGGATATGACTGCTTATGGTTTAAACAAAGAAGAGCAATCTATATTAAATGAATATTTATTTCCTTATTGTGGAATGTGTATTTCTCAAACTACAGTAATGTCTTTACTTATGGACAAAAGGATTTGTGGGTTTAATTTAAAAGAAGCTGACCTCGCCAGAAGAAGTATAGCCAAAAAATCAGCAGAAGCTTTAGCTAGGACAGAAACTAATTTATATGAAAAAGGTAAGGAAATTGGTAATAGAAAAGTATTTTTAGACTATATTTGGTTAGTACAAATTGCTATGTCTTGGAGCTATAGTTTTGATTTTTCTCATAGTTTTTCGTACAGTTCTGAGTGTTTACAAGAAATGAACCTTTATACAAAATATCCGAAAGTATTTTGGAATTGTGCTGTAGTAACAACACAAGCACAGTCAGAAGATGAAAGAGAACGTGCTTCTAAGACAAAAAACTATAGCAAAATTGCTCAATCCATTTACAAAGCGAAAGAAAATGATGTATTAGTTGATACACCAGATATTAATAAGTCCGAACTATCTTTTACTCCTTTAGTAGAAGAGGATAAAATTTTATTTGGACTTGGTGGTGTAACTAAAATCAATCGTGATGTTTATTCAGATATTTTATCTGGTAGACCATACAATTCATTTAAGGAATTTTATGATTATCATAAAACTCATAAATTCCCTACAAATGAAGTTGATGAAAGCGGTAACATAATTTATCGCAATTCATCAGTAACACGTAGTATTATGATTGTGTTAATCAAGTCTGGGTGCTTTAATTATTATTCTACAGATAGGGTATCAATGGTTAAATGGTTGGTAACTTGGGAGTTTCCTGCTAAGACGGAACTTTCTACGTCTAATCTTCCTAAAGCCCTAGAATTGGGTTGTACTTTTTCACCTACTCTTGTAAAAGCATATAGATTTAGAAAGTATGTATTAAGTCCACAGTTCTTTTACAAGAAGAATGATAATTTTAAATCCAAAAAAGATTATATACTAGAGCCTAAGTTTGCAAGGCCTTACTTTGAAGAAAAATATATTGATAAACTTACAGAGGAAAAAGATTACTACTATGAAAATGATATGCTTATTGTAGTAGATAAATCTTTAGACAAAGTATTAAAACCAGAACTTGAAGCGTTATCAAAAGAAATGAATAACGAGAATATTATAAAGGAATTTAATAAGAAAAATTGGCAGAATGAATATCTCAATCTTGTTAAAACTGAAAATCAAGAAATGTGGTATTTTGATACTGTATCTTATTTTCCAGAAAAACATGTGTTATGGGGAATTGATAAAAACTTTTATAATATTCAAGATTATAAGGATTTACCACAAGAACCACAGTTTATTGAAAAATCTGATAAGTCTGGTAAACGTACTTGGCGAATTTATGATTTGTCTAAAATAGCGTGTTGCGTCTTGTCAAGAATTGATGACAAACATATATTAAATGTATTGACTACTGATGGAAAAGTTGTACTTGTTAAGTTTAACGCAGGACAATATGCTTATTATAAACGTGATATTGCGGAAACGGACGAATACGAAGCAGACAAATCTTGGTTATCAAGAGGAAGTATATTGATTATTAGCGGCTATCGTAGAGGTGAGGACGAATTTGTAGCAAAGAAATATCGTAATTCTATTTACCGTCACAGTGTAATCAAAGTAACCAACATTAGCCCAGACCGTAGCTTAGATTTACAGTTTGATCGCATTGATAAGCTAGACGAAGGAGATGATAACTAATGCCTAATCCAGTAGGTAGACCGCCAATCTATCCAAAAGAAAATTGCTCAGATTGTGACTATTGTATCTACGATAAAAACCATAAATTAGATACTTGTATATTCACATTTAATTTCTTTGAAGCAAGGAAAACCCCTAGATGTGAAAACTTTACTAATGAATATGGTAATCCATATCGCAAGAAAAAAATCATTAAAACCACCAAGAAATTAAGAAAAATTAAAAGGAAAAGAGAGATTTAGTTCTCTCTTTTCTTTATTTTCTATTGACAAAATGCTTGAATTATGCTATAATTTTCCTAGAGTTGAGATAATATTATCAAATTTAAACAAGGAGAAAGCATTATGGAAAACATTATTAAAAACGTCAAATGTAAAATTATTAGACAAATTTACGCTTCTAATAATTTCCGTACATTTGGTTGTATTTTAACAGACAACAAAGACGAAGATAAAATTGTATTAAACAAATATGGTAACTTTACTATTTCTGGTGATTTACCTTTTCTTAACGAAGGTGAAGAATATACTTTAGACCTTAAAGAAACTACTCACCCTAGATTTGGTGTTCAGTACACAGTAGATAAAGTTGCTGACTATGAAATGATGAATGACTTAGACCATATGCCAGTTGAACAGTCTAAGGAAATTCTTACAAAATTCACCACAGAAAAACAAGCTGATACATTGCTTTCGGTTTATCCTAATTTCATTTCCATGATTATCAATGGTAAAGCAAATGAAATTGATTTATCTAAATTAAAAAACATTAAAGAATACCGTATGAATTGTTATATTAGAGAAATCAATACACGCTTTAAATACTACTATATACTAGCCAATAACAAGCAGTACAAGCTGACTATTAAGGACTGTCAAGAATTAGATAACCTTTATGGTACTGTAGAGCATGTAGATGAGAATATTCAGAAATACCCTTATAAAGTATTCATGGACAATCTACATAGGAGTTTTCCAACAGTGGATAAAATGCTTATGGAGATTCGTCCAGAATTAAAAGAAACAAATGATAGGATTGAACATTTAGCATTACACATTCTTAATCTTAATGAAGAAGATAATAATACTTATATGGACGCAAATACAATGGCTATGTATTGTGCTGAAATTGACAAAGATTGTATCAAACATATCAAAGATATTTGTATTAATAGTCCGCTTATCTGGTATGATGATGAAAGTAAACGTATTGCAAAAGCAGAAACATATATAGCAGAAAGTAATATTGCTAATTTTATTTTGGATAAGATTAAGAATAATAAAGAGTTGGATTTACCTTGGGAAAAGTATAAAAAGATTAAAGATGGCGAATTGACGGAAGAACAGAGTGAATTACTACATCAGTTTTGCAAAAAGTCAATAGTAATGCTTACTGGTAGAGGTGGCTGTGTAGATTGTGAAACAGAGTTCTTTACTGGAACTGGTTGGAAAAAAATCAGTGAATACAACAAAGGTGATAAGGTTTTACAATATAATTGGAAAACAGGAATCACTGAATTAGTAACCCCTATTAATTATATTAAAGAACCTTGTAATGAAATGATACATTTTGAAACAAAATATGGTTTAAACCAAACTCTAACACCAGACCATATTTGTTATTATTTACAACGATATAAAGACAAAAGTGCTAAAGAACTTACTTATATTTGTAAAGATAAATTTACAAGTTTGGAGAATATAATTGATATAAATAATACTTTTACAAAAGGATTTACTGGTAAATTCGTAACAACTTTTAAATTAAATCCAAATCTTAAAGGTATTGATTTAACAGATGATGAAATAAAAATTATGTGTGCTGTTATTTGTGACGGAAGTTTTTATAATAATATGAAAGATAGTCCAGAAGCAGATAGTTTTATGCGTTGTAGATTTCATATTAAAAAAGAAAGAAAAAAAGAAGCTTTAAGGAATCTTTTTAATAAATCTAAAATTTGGTGGAGAGAAAAAGAGTCAGCGGCAGAAGGATATACAGATTTTTATATTAACGCTCCAAGAAAAGAAAAAGAATTTACAAAATATTGGTATGGTTGCAATCAGCATCAATTACAAATTATCTGTGATAATATTTTACAGTGGGACGGCAATGTTGCTGATACTGCAAAAGGTACTTCAACTAGACGAAGATTTAGTACAACTATTAAAGCTACGGCTGATTTTATTCAATACGCTTTTTCTGCTTGTGGATATAGAGCCAATATTTTTGAAAGAGATAGAAGAGGTACTACAAAAAAAGCTAAAATTAAAGTTGGTGAAAAAGAATATACACGTAAATCCATTGATTATGATGTGCAAATTACAGTAAGACCATATTCAAGTATCACAAAAGATTATAGACCAGACCGTAAAAACACAGAATTTGTACACGTTAAGCCAACTGACGGATATAAATATTGTTTTGAAGTTCCAACTGGCGTACTTGTATTAAGACGTAATAATTGTATATTTGTAACTGGGAATTGCGGCAAAACAAGTGCGGTTTTAGCGTTGCTTTCCATGTTAGATGAAGCTAATATTTCCTATACTTTATTGTCGCCTACAGGCAGAGCCGCACAACGTTTATCGGAGCAAACTAATAGACACGCTTCAACCATTCATAAACGTTGTCTTACTGGTGAAATTGATTCTGATGTAATTATCGTAGACGAAGTTTCAATTTGTGGTTTAGACCATTTTTCAATGATTTTAAAAGCTTGCACCAACCCAAAAGCAAGAATTATTCTTATTGGTGACAATCATCAGTTACCGTCAATTTCTTTAGGTAATGTTTTAAATGATTTAATCAATAGTAAACTCATTCCGCAAGTTGAATTAACTAAAGTATTTCGTTACGGACAAGGCGGTTTATCAGCGGTAGCTTCTGATATTTACGATAAAAAACTTTATACAACACAACTCAACCCAGATAAACTTGTTAATACTCTTGGTGCTAATAAAGATTACATTTTAATCAAAGCTAACGGTACACCAGAACAGATTGTAGATATTTATGTTGAGAAATTCAATAAAGGTATTAAACCTATTGACATTGCTGTAATTACCCCTTGGAACGTCAAGGAACTTGGAACTTACAACCTTAACAATATGATACAGTCAGCTATCAATCCAGCAAAAGCAAATGAACGTAGTGTTACAAAACAGTACGGCAAAGTAACAATCACTTTTAGGAAAGGTGATATAGTGATGAACACTAAGAACAATTATTCCGTTCCTACTTATGAGGGTTACAAAGAAATGTTAGACGAAGGAAATAACGATACCACACTTATCACGAAAACGATTGCGGTATTTAACGGTGATATTGGAAAAGTCCTTGAAATTGACCAATTTAATAATATCATCATTCAATTTAACGAAGAAATGGTAGTATTTGATTATACTTTAGCGCAAAATCTTGTGCTTGGATATTGTGGAACCATTCATAAATATCAAGGCTCACAATGTCCACATATTATTTTACTTACAGAAACTTGCCATGAAAAGAGTTATAATAATAATCTGCTTTACACTGGTATTTCAAGAGCAAGTAAAGAAGTAACTCATATTGCTGATATTGGACTTGTTAATCGTTGTATTCCTATTGACGGAAACGAAAACAGACAGACACAGTTGAAAGACCTTTTGCTTGACGGTTATAAGAAAATTTCAGAGGGCTACAACTCAGTAACAGACAGTACAGACGTTTCTGATACGGAAGATGAAGAAGATTACGAAGATGAAGATGATAGCTTAGATTTAGATTTTGATGATTGGGATTAAATTGAAAGGAAGTGATAATATGTTTGAAAGGTCATATGCTATTACTATTAAAGATAAACAAGGTAAAATTTATTACCTTACAGAAGAAATGACTTCTAATATTTGGTCAAGAAAAGACGGAAGTAAAAAAAGTAGTAACGAATATAATTATTTCTTTAGAAAAAGAACAGAAGATGTATGTTTACACAATGTTAAACTTTTTTCAACAAAACAGATTGCTAAAGATTTTTGGAACGAAAAATTTGAAATAAGGCTACCGCAATCCCATTGGCTTTAGACAATGGGTAGTTCACAACAATGAAAATGTTTGGAACCAGATTTACAGTTGCTATGATACAAACACACTTGCTGTTTGTAAAATCGTCCTTGTTAGAAAGGTTGAAGAACTGTTATGAAATATTATATTAAAACATTCTGTGATATTTATGAAGATGAACAAAAACCCCTTACGCTAGTTTGGTGTAAGGGGGAATATTACGAAGTATATAGTGAAAGTGATAACTATATATACTGTGATAACGAATATTTAAGAAAACTCAATCAAGATAACTTGTCTTTAAATAATTATATAGCAAAAGCGTGGTTAAATATTAAAGGCATTGCAAAAGTTAAAGGCAGATTACCATTAAATTTCATTAAACTTTCAGAGGAAGAAGTTAGTGCAGAAAAGGAGAAAAGTAATGTTAGAGAGAATTAAAAATTGGATAATCAAAGTATGGGATAAACGTAAGGACAATTTAGAGCCAGAAGAATATAATTTATCACATGATAAATTTGCAAAACTTATATTTAATGATATACTTACAATAATACCATCACTTATGCAGTCGGAATATAATACTATTTCAGTTAATTTTTGCAATATAAAAAAAGAAAGGCTTATTATTCAAGTATTTTGTAATATTTACAGAAATAGCAAAAATTCTAAATTTCAAAGAGAACGTTGTAATAGAAAAGATTATTATTGGCATTTTGATTTATATATTGATAAAAACAACTTCGGTAGTAGTTATCAACAATTAGTTACTGCTAGAAATATTTTAAAAAGTCTTACTAAAGAAGAAACACATTATTCACAAGATGAAATAAACAAATTAATGGAAAAAGCTAGGGAATTAGATAGAGAGAATATCGAAAAAATGTAGATAACTCTTGACAATTCAACATATAGTATGTTATAATAAAAACGTGCCTAAATCTAGTGGTTTTATTTAAAATCCGATTAGGCACGTTTTAGTTTTATGGTAACACTTAGTACAAGCGTTCCCGGTTCACAAATGATAAAGTTATCGTGTAAGTAGATTAAATAGGAGTTAGCATGGTTGTAATGCTTGATAACCTATTGCAAAATAGAAAGTGAGGAAAAAATAATGAAAGTAATTTTGTACACAACTCATTGTCCTAGATGCATGGTTTTAGAAAAGAAACTAAATGCAAAAAACATTGATTATGTAGAAAACACAGATGTAGATTTAATGATTGACAAAGGTATAATGGCTGTGCCAGTTCTTGAAGTAGATGAAAAACGATTAAACTTTAAAGAAGCTAATGAATGGCTTAATAATTATAATAAATAAAAAAGAGGTAAAAAAGAATGAATATTAATATCAAACTTAATAAGAATTTTACAACTCAATATAATAAACTTCAAGAGGAATTTGGTACAGATATAGCCAAAATCAATGGATTTGACGATAATCAGCTTAGTCATACAAATTTTATTGATAATTTTATCGACCAATCTACAGTAGCAGACGCAAGTATTGACGGAAATAGTAATGTATCTCATAAAGACATTGTTACTCTTGAAAAAGAAATGCCAAAACCCCATGAAAAATTACTTGCTTTTAATAAGATTTATTATGAATTACAAAAAAAATATGGATTTCAAACAGCTAATGAATGGTTACGTGCTGAATGGATTGGACAGTTATATATGCACGATGCTAATACAACTACATTCAAACATTATTGTTTCGCTTATGATTTAAAAGATTTAGCTGAAAAAGGTCTATATTTTATTGAGGGAAGAAATGCAAAACCTGCAAAACACTTAATCACTTTCGTAGACTTTGTAAAAGAATTTATTAGTTATGCTTGCAATCGTAGTTCTGGTGCAGTTGGTTTACCTAACTTAATCCCTTATATGTATTATTTCTGGAAGAAAGATGTAGACAACAACTATATTCTTCGAGATAAAGAATATTATGCAAAACAAGCGTTCCAAAGATTTATCTATGCTGTAAATCAACCTTATCTTCGTGATGGCTCTCAATCAGCTTTTACTAATACCTCTGTATTTGACAGACCTTATTTTGAAGCATTGTTTGGTGGTTCTGAATTTCCAGATGGAACTTTTATGATAGATTATGAAGAAGAAATTATTGAGTTCCAAAAATGGTATATGGAAACAATGGCAGAAATCAGACATGATAATATGTTCACATTTCCTGTATCTACAATCAGCTTACTTAGACAAAACGGTGAATTTGTAGATAAAGAATTTGCTGAATGGGGTATTAAACATAATATGGAATGGTCTGACAGTAATTTATTTGTTGATACTTCTGTAAATTCTTTAAGTAATTGTTGTAGATTAAAGAGTAATATCAAAGAGTTAGGTTATTTTAATAGTGTGGGAGGCACAGCTTTAAAAGTGGGTTCAGTTAAAGTTTCTACTGTAAATCTTGCTAGAATTGCTCTTGATACAAATACAGAATATGAATATTTAAAAGAATTAGAAAAAAGAGTAATTATCAATTTAAAAGCATTAGATTGCGTAAGACATATTATTAAAAGAAATGTAGAAAAAGGTTTATTACCTAATTTTAGTCATGGGTTAGTTGACTTCCCCCATCTTTATAATACTATTGGATTCATTGGAATTTATGAAACAATGAAAAAGTTTGGTTATACTAAGTTAGATGAATTTGGAAATACTTATTATACACATCAAGCATCTGAATTTGGCAAAAAGATTTTTGAAGTTATGAGAAAAACTGCTGATAATTTCATTAAACAATATAACTGTGATTACCAGATTAACACAGAACAAATTCCCGGAGAATCAGCGGCGGCTAAACTTATGAAGAAAGATAAATTTTTCTATCCAGAAGCTAATATTTATGACTTACCTCTTTATGGTAATCAATTTATTCCTTTAGGTATTAAAACTACTGGGCAAGAACGTGTAAGAATTGCATCTGAATTTGATGGATATTGTTCTGGTGGTTCTATTCTTCACTACAATATTGATGCACCATTTGATTCTTTTGATAAAGCATGGAAGATGGTTAATTATATTGCAGACCAAGGTGTTACTTACTTTGCTTTTAATACAAAAATTCAAGCATGTAAACACAACCACGCTTTTTATGGAAAAATTTGTCCTGTTTGTGGTGAACCAGTAGATACAGAATTTACCCGTATTGTTGGATTTTATACACCAGTTAAATCATATTCACAAGAACGTAAAGAAGAATTTAAAATGAGAAAATGGGAGAACGATAAGAATTTGGGAGAATAATAATGAAAATCAAAGGTATTATTTCAGAAGATTTTGTAAATTATAAAAAATCTGCTATGACTATTATGTTTCCGTATTGCACTTTTAAGTGTGGTACGGACTATTGCCAAAACAGTTCTTTAGTACGTGAGCCTAATATTGAAATCTCTGTGGAAGATTTAATACAAAAATATATTAACAATCCAATTACGGAATCAGTAGTAATGCAAGGACTTGAACCTTTTGATTCTTGGCAAGAAATGTATGAATTTATTTCTAAATTAAGGTTGTGTTGTGATGACGATATTATAATTTATACTGGTTATAATAAGGATGAAATTTTAGATAAGGTTAATATTTTAAAGAAATTTAAAAATATTATAATTAAGTTTGGTAGATATATTCCTAATCAAAAATCACATTATGATACTATATTGGAAATTAATTTAGCAAGTGATAACCAATACGCAGAAAGGATATGTTAAATGATTAAGTTAAATGAAGATAAAGAACTTGTAGATTCTATTAGAAAAAAACTTAAAGAAAATAATTATTTTTGCCCGTGTAGGCTCGTGAAAAACGAAGATACAAAATGTATGTGCAAAGAGTTTCGTGAGCAAACCGAAGGTGAATGTCATTGTGGTCTTTATGTTAAAGTAAAGTAACAAACCCTCTCAACTCACACCCTAACACTTTATCAACCAGAGTAGTCAAATGTCTGTTACCATAGTTCTACTGGTTAGTAACCATATCAGAATAAAGTTTAAATTCACAATTTCAACAATTATATAAAACAAACCCTCCGACTTATTGCCGGAGGGTTATTTATTACTTTGTAATCGGTAATTTTAATTCCTTTTGTTTTTCTTTAATTCTTAAAGGAATATATAATTTATTATATTGTTTTTTACATAAATCACAATTTCCAAAACTATGACCCCAACACCAATTACAATATTTCTCAAATTGATTTTTAAGAGATTGTGAATTTTCTATATTAACGTATCCCTGCAATATTATTTCAGTATAAAAACTCAATTACGCACCTCATTTAATCAATCATCAAGTTCCCAAACGTCATAAGAACAATTCTTATCCTTGTGTTCTTCACAATACTTCTTAACGTTTTCTTTATTTCTAAACACTTTTTCAATTACTTGCATTGCTTCTCCTGCAATATTTTCAGTACCATAAACCACATAGATTTCTTTCTCTAAAATATCCGTATTATTTATTACCTGCTTTCTTTTTTTATTTTTATTATACTGTTTTTTTCTAAATTTTCAATCAGAATACTAAACACACTAATTATATCAAGTCCCATAACCAAACTCCTTATACTCTTTGTTACTAATTTCTACCATGTATTAAATTATATTCTTCTTTAGGTAAAAAACATTTAATACTTTTTCTATCTACTATACTAATGTTTTTATTTTCTTTATTATAAACAACAATATTCTTTTCATTTATATCGATTATAATTCCATAAATATTAATATTTACGAAATTATTATTGATTACATTGCCATCAAAAATACAAACATATTCTTCATCATTTTTAATTGGATATTTTAAGCAATCATTTACATACACTATATTATCCTCATTTTTATTTACAATTTTAACGTTTTCTGGTAACATATTATTTTTCTCCTTTTCTTCTATATTATCTTTAACTTCCCAAATTCTATTAGAATTTTCACCAGTATACACTCCATCAAAAGTATAATAAACTGGTAACATTCCTCTTTTTTCTGCTATAAAACGCCTACAAATCTTATAGTATTTGCAAATAATATTACATTTATTGTTTGGTACTTTACTACAATACTCACACAATTCTTTTTCTGTAATTTCCATTTTATTCTCTCCTTTTTTAATTCCTGTCATTAATTCTACATTTATAGGTTTAGTTTTTTCAACTTTCATTTTATTTCTCCTTTAATATATTTTTACGAGTATTGTTAAATCAAGTTTTTTAAAAATTACTTTTATTATCTCCTTTTCTATTATTTAATAAATAACTTACGATTCATATTAGGATATTTCATTTTTACAATAGCACCACTTTTCTTAGCACTTTCACTAAAAATTTTATGGCACTTATCACATACCGTACTTTTATTATTTTTATCTAAAGGTGTGCCACAAGTATAACACAAATGATTTTCTAATCTATATTGTCTATTTTTAGTTGGGTCTTTTAATTCGGTGTTCTTTAAATTATGTCTTTTCCTATCTTTAGCAAGGCAAATGCCACAACGTACTCTATTGTTCATAGCTTTTCTTTTACCACATTCTACACATAAACCTTTTTCTTTTCTTTCTAATTTAACCTTTTTCTTTTGCTCTAAATCTTTGTCACGATATTTTAACTTAAACTCTTTATATTCTTCCTCCGACATTGATTCTTTTCTTTTTTGTCTATATTCATATGCTTTTGCTTTACATAATAAACACATTCGTTCATCACCATAGGTACGTTCTTTAAAACAGCATGTACATAAATGATGTTCTAAAGCAAATTTTCTACTATCTTTACCCCATCGTCTACAATATTGAAGTCTTTTTTCTTTATCTTTATACATTTTATTCTCCTTTGGTATTAAGCACCACCATATAGATTTCTATTATCTACTTTTCTATATTCCCAACCAGAATCAACATTATATATTAACTTAGCTAAACAACATTTATACTGTGGCTTTAATATATCGTAAGAAATATCATTGCACCAATCTAAACTTAACTCTTTCATTTTACTATAATTTTTTGTACCAGTTTTCATATACTCACCACCTTTCTTATATAGAAATTATACAACACTTCCTATATAAAATCAATAGAAATTTCATTTTAAATAGTCTGAATATTTAACATTTTTTATACAAAAATCTAACACATAATTTTATAAAAACCATTGACTTTTACTATAAAAAGTATTATGATTAACGTACAAAGCAATACAAAATATATCAAAGGAGATTAATTATGAATGAAAAATCAGTAAAATTAAAACCAAAATTCAAAGTGGGTGATATTGTTGCAATTAAATTATTACCAGACATTTACACAAAATTAAAAGAATGTGGAATTGTAAGCACTGATACTTTTTATAATTCATTGCTATTAGATACTGGTGTAGTTATCGAAGCTAACGCAAATAATATTTTACCTTATCTTATTTGGTTTAAAAATACAGAAAAGAAATTTTATTTACCAGAAGAATTACTTGAACCAATTACCACTTCCAATGAAATATCTAATAACGAAACAATCAAAATCAAGTACCATGAACCTATTACGCCTCTTGAAAATATCAACGGTGCAAATTCAGATTGGATTGATTTAAGATGTGCTGAACCTAATGGAATTGACTTGAAAACTGGTGAATTTAAACTTATTTCTCTTGGTGTAAGTATGAAACTTCCAGATGGTTATGAAGCACATATCGCACCAAGAAGTAGTACATTTAAGAACTGGGGAATTCTTGAAGTTAATTCAGTTGGTGTGGTGGATTCGTCCTTCTGTAGCAATGAGGACATATGGAAGTTCCCTGCTTACGCAACCAGAGATACGCATATTGATTTTAATGACCGCATTTGCCAGTTCCGTATTGTAAAGAAACAACCTATTATTATTTTTGAAAAAGTAAATCATTTAGATGGAAAAACAAGAGGTGGTTTTGGTAGTAGTGGTGTTAAATAAAAAATTCTATAAAAAAGGAGAAAAAACATTATGACACTTTTAGAAGCAATCAAAGAAGCAGAAAAGAAACAGAAAAGTTTAGATGCTTGTGGCAAAGTTTATATTCGTAGAAAAAGTTGGGAAAATTTAATTGACCCAGTTAGCTTTAGATGGTTTTATGGTGAGCCGCTTTTTAAAAAAGCTGATATTAGTTATACTCCTAGTAAAGAAAGTTTATTAAGCAATGACTGGGAATTATTTACACGTTATTATTATTCAGAAACAAAAGAAAAAGAGCCTAAACTAGAAACTACAACTATTTCAAAAGAAAACATTACAAATTCTATTGAGCAGATTATGCTTGTTAAAGGACTCCTCAAAGAAACACTTAAAAACGCAGATTTGATTGTAAAAGTCTTTCAAACTCGATATGGCATTAATTTTAATGACTTTGTGAAAAAACCAGAACTTATTACAGATAACAAAACAAGATTTTTATACTTGTTCACTAAACTTACAATGGAATGTATTGAGAATGTAGGGGGTTGTTTAAATAAAGTTATTGCAGAACTCGGTAATCCAGAAGTAGACGAAAAAACCGAATAGATACGAATAAGTAAAGAGGGGGCTAACAACCCCCTCTTTTATTTTTGTTAATCAAGTTATCGTTTTTAATGTCGTAATCTTCCTAACTCTTTGTTACTAACTGATACCATGTAATTTAATTATGACATTCTGTATAATAAAAAAGAGGGCTGTTTAAGCCCTCTTAATAATTTAACAAAATTTAAAAATTAGTACAAGTAAAACAATCATTATTAATATAATTCCTATTATAGATAACAAAGCCTGTGGTTCATTTAAACCAAGGTCTACTATAAAAGCAATAAATATTACAATTAAGAAAAATATAAGTATCACTGCCACTGCTAAGAGCATTAAACCAACGATTGATAACATACTCAAAAGTTATTTCTCCTTTAAACCTTTATTTATTGAACCTCACACCACTAAAGTAACGAGTGTTCTCGCCTTATTTAATAAAAACAGCTATAAGCATTGTCACCGTAGCAAATACTGATAAATAAGTAACAGCCTTTGCAAGTATAACAGCATAGTCATAATTACGTTTAAAAGAACTAATCATAAATATAATTACAAGTAAAATAAATGCAAATATTAAACTTAAAATAGAAATTGCCGATAAAATAGAAACTGTACTCATATTTTTATTTTCCCTTTGCTTTTTATCTTAATCTTCTTTATTAGTAAGTCCACTAAATTTAAGACTTCCATCATCACTTGCACTAAACTTAATATTAACGTCTGATACCATAGCACCGTTTTCATCAAGATAATACCAACTACCATTATCTTCTAATAATCCTTTTTTCATAGCACCAGTATCGTCTAAGTAATACCATTTATCGTGATACTTATACCAAGTGTTAGTTAAACATACTCCTACTCCATCAAAGTAATACCAATTACCCTTATATTCAAGCCACTGATTAGAAATCATCCCACCATCACCAGACAAATAATACCATTTTCCATCTTCATAGAACCACTGATTTGTGATTAATTTTCCTTCACCATCAACAACATACCAACGGTTATTATCATTAACCCATGAGTTCACTACAATAATTCCATTTCTATAATATCTCCATGAACCGTTTACCTTAAAGAAACCGTTTTTATATTCAGTAACGGTATTATCATATATAATATCTTTAATCTTAAATGCTTTTTTCCATGGTGTTGAATTTAAGTTACTCTGGATAACCCCGTAATTGATACCTTTTGCTTCGATTACATGGTTACGGTCAAGTACAATGCCGATATGACCTTGTTTCCATACTGCGTAACCCAATTTATCGTCTGTTAATTTAGACGGTGGGATTTTGCTGTTACCAGTCTGTTCAAACTGTCCAGAACCACGAATGATACCAGTATACCATGAAATCAGTCCAGAACAATCCACAGCTTCTTCACCTACCCATTGTAAAGCCTTATTAATATAAGCTTGTGTGTAAATATTTGGATATTGCCTAGCCCATGAATAAATCTTAGTCTTAGTAAGAATCTCACCTTTAGCACCATAAACATAATGAACGCCTATTTTACTTTTAGCAAATTCCACTAAACCTTTTGCTGTTTTATTAGCCATTATTCTACTTTCCTTTCATATAATTTTAGAAAGCTATATGCTTCTACTTACGATAATAGCACATAGCTTTCTAAAAGTCAATAGATACACTTATATTTTTACTGATTTTTTATCCACACAAGTCTTACTTTACAGTTGCAAGTCTTATCGTCACCTTGGGATTTAAGATAAATTAAAGCATTGTAAGTACCGTCTGGTGTAATATCCAAAGAACAATGACCTACAAATGGGTTAGTATCATCAATAACCAAAGTAGCAGATATTGGAGTATAACCACTTTGCATTGCTAAATCGTAACTATACCATTGTTCCTCACCACTTGCGATTGTCAATTCATAAGCAACATCTGTATATTTAATAATGGAATTTACAGTATTTGTGACTTGATTTTCGTCAAAAGTCATTTTCCAAGCGTTCAAACTTTCAACATCGTGTTGGCATCTTTCAAAAGAATCTGCTAACGTTTTAAATTGACCATAATTTACTGCGTCATTTTTCTGTTGTCCTGCCCTAATACCTCTTAAAATTACATCTTGGTTTGTATCGCCAGTATGAACGCCAGTAATAACTTTTACATATTCTGGAATTTCTGTATCAGTATTAATAGAAGCTTGTGAAGTTTCTCTGATAAAATACGTGTTATTTGCACTATCATTAATTCCACCATAAATCTCTACAGCAGAAGTATTGATTAATTTATACTGTTTCATATCTAAATCTTTAGTAGGGATAAAATCAGTAGATAAATGAGTTTCAAAATACTTTTTATTAACAGCGTCAGTATCTTGAATAGGGGTATCTACACCTCTAACAATAACTGGATTACCGTTTTTATCTGTTAAATCCAATATGCCACTTGCTTCATCACCATTTACAGTAAGATTAATACACATATTGGCGTTATCTGCTTTTTGAATAATGACTTGATTTTTTGTAACAGAATTTATGGAATCGTCAACATATTTCTTATTAACAGCCATATTATCACCAGTAGGTTCAGCAACACCATCTATCTGAACTGGGGCAAGTGTCCCATCTTGTACGCCTTTAGGATAAGTACCAACCAATAAGTGATATTCCTCACCAGTCATGGCAGAAGTTATAAAAGGAACTAATCTACCGTCAGTTAATGATACTGGGTCAGCAAAATAAAATCTATCCCCACTATCCATTACCATGGAATTTTTAAACACATAAGCCAAATCATTTTGACCTAAAACAAATTCTTCTTGACCACTGTCCAAAACTGGACTATGCTCAATCCCATATTCTTTTATATTATCAGCATATTTTTTAGTCACAACGTCAGTATCGTTTACAGGAGTGCTAACACCAGTAATAGTGCTTTCGCCATTAAATGTGACAACGCCTGTAACTGGATTGTCCTCTGTGGTTCCTGTTAATGGAAGATACTTACTATCAGCAGTTTCCATTTGAGATTTGGTAACAAGTTCATCATCCTTAACAGCGTCTGCGGCCTTAACAGAGAGTTTATTATTAGTACCACGCACAACAACTTGCAAATAAATTCTATTATTATCAACACCAGTTTTTAATTGAACTTCGGAGTTAAAAGTCAAATCCCGAATTCTATAGATGCTTTTACTGTTAAGGTCAATATTGCCAAACATTTTTCCACCAGTTAAAGGTAAATACTTGGCAGTTTCTTGGTCAACGTAGGCTTTGTTTGCGGCATCAGTATCGAGTAAAGGGTCAGCAACGCCTGTAATTACATATTGTTTACTGGTATCATCAGAGTCAGAAAACTCTATAGCTTCATAAGAAAATGGCTCTCCTGTTTCTGGATTTGTTGTTTCAAGATGTACTAAATTTAATTCTACAGTATATTCACCAGTTTCATCTTTTAAAGTAATAGACTTAGCGTTAAGTAATGAATTGCCATTCATGTTAATGTCACCAGTCATAATACCACCTGATAACGGTAAATATTCATCACTTGGAGCAGTACCACCTCTAGTTATTGGATACCAAATTTTGTTTTCTTTATCAAAACGGTATTCTTGCATGTTATGGTCTATTTCATAAAACACACTACCGTTAGGAACATTTTCTGTTGGCTTTACATCAGTAGTGTTTCCATAAAATTCCGTAAAAACCGTGCCATTAGCACCACCAACTTTATTTACTGTTCTCATTTACGAACCCCTTTCTAATTTATGATAGCAAAAAGAGAGGAACTATTATTAATTCCTCTCCATTGTAATATATTTATTTAATTATCAATCCTTAACAGGTTTTTGGGTCAGAGGTCTTACACATTCGTCTGTCTTGCCAGTTGCAGGGCCAGTTGTTACATAGGTTGTATCCTGTGCGCCCTTTGGTCTTTTAGTCTGTGCTAAATCATTTGCCATCTGTTCCTTGGTTCTATGGTCTGCATGTTTTCCAGTTGCTACTGCCATAATAATTACCTCCTTTAAGGTTAATATACAGAAATACATAATTTTTAAAATAGTTTTAGAACAATTTTTATAGCACTTTATTTTTCATTTAAAACAGTAAGTCTGTAAACTTTCTATATGAATTGTTCTTTATTTATAATACTACTTGTCACCTTATTTGTCAAGCGAATTTTAATCACTTTATGATAATTTTATCCATTTACTTGTAGTTGGAATTTCATCTTCAACACTTGTCAACATAATTCCATTATCATCATTCTCAAATGAATTAGTAACAGCCGTTTCCTCACCAATTTCCTCTTTATCCTTAGAATTGGACACATGAGTTACTACAGCCTTGTATAACTCACCGTACTCGTTAGTAACCCTATCTCCCTCTTTATATTCAACGCCCTCAGTCCATACTGGATAGAGTTCTGGAACTTCTACGGCTTGTTCGTCTGTGAAATTCTGTGCTGATAATTTAGCTGTTTTATAAAGGGTCTTATTAATTTGTTGTAAAGTCGCAACTTGCTGTTCTTGTGTTGGAACGTAAGCAATTTCATTATCTTCTAAGTCATAAAACTTGCCGTTTTTATATTTGCAACCTATAAAACAAGGGTATTGTAAACAGTCTACTGCGATAGCTTCATTGCCGTAAGTACCTCTTGCAATCTGATTAGCAAGTTCATAATTGTCGCATACAATAATATTCTGTACAGTTTCCTCATGTACAATAGCAAAAACTTGATGTACAATCATATCATTTCTATCCTTTCATTCTATATTAATAAGCGAAAATACTATTCACTGTTAAAGTGCCAGTTTGTTGGGCTTGTGGATTAGTGGTATAAAAAGTTGTACCAGTTAATACTTGATTTACATTGGCGTTACCAGTTAATTCAAGGGTTCCAGTTTGTTCATCATCAGAACCTAAACCAAGAAAGATATAACCTTTCATAACTTCTGATTTGGTTGCAGTCAATTCAGAAGTATCAACGCCACCAGATATAAAATTATTAATTATAGCCATATGATACTCCTTTCTTTATTTGAAACGGATAAGGATAATTCCAGAACCACCAGTACCACCGTCCCTACCACTATAAGCATAGCCACCACCGCCACCACCTGCTCCACCACCAGTATTAGCAGAACCATTGCCGCCCGCACTAGCGAGAATGTAATCTGGTTCACTAGAAGAACCTCCACTTCTATAGGTACCATTACCACCATGACCGCCACCTATAGAACCACCAGAGCCACCCCAGTTACCCGGTGTTAAAGCACCTAATCCTTGTCCACCAGAACCACCACCGCCAGAATAAACAGTACCAGAACTTTCACCAAATGGGCGAGTTGTTGTTCCTTGACCTAATCCTTGACTATTTGTGACACCAGGACTATTACCACCATTGCCACCATTACTACCGCCATTATTTCCATAAGTATATCCATACACTGAACCACCTACTCCACCGCCACTACCGCCACAACTAACACGATAATATGGTGAAGTAGTTTCACCGTCACCGCCATATCCACCAGAAGCAGTACATAATGTAGTTCCGCTTCTTGTTACAGAAGTAGTGCCACCAGTACCCCCATTAGCGCCGCCACCGCCACCAATAGAGCATACTAAAGTTTGTCCAGAAGATACACTAACATTAGAAGCAGTTTTAGTGTAGCCACCACCGCCACCACCGCCACCATAAGTTGAATTTCTATCTCGACTTTCTCCATGCCCACCACCGCCACCACCACCAACACAAAATATATCAACTTGACTATATCCACTTGGTACAGTTACATTTGTACTACTTGTAATCGTCTGTGTATATGTACTACCACTTACAATATTACCTTGTATTGGTGTTCCTATCAATTCCCCATTACTTATCACACAATAACTATACACACTTATGTAATACCTAGTTCCAAGATTAGGAAACCCCAAAGTAACACTACTTCTACCACCACTTGTAGTATTATTTCCAGTACCTTTATAAATCTGAGTACCACCAGTCCCAGGATTTCCACTTGTGCTATATTTAACATATACACCACTATAAGGTCTACCAGTAGTTTGTATAGGGTTAGACCAAGTAACAGTAATATTTCTACCACTAGAAACAACTAAGTTTAAATTACTTACATTACCAACTTCCATTGTGCCAGTAACCTTAATTTTAGCGTCTGTATTATAAAACGTAGCACCTTTGATAACATGACTTTCTATAGCGTTTCCAGTCAGTTCCAATGTGCCAGTTTGTATATCGTCACTATCTTTTCCTACGAATGTATATCCTTTTAATACATTATTTGGTTCAGCAGTTGCAATATCAGAACTACCACCACCAGTAGGAAATCTATTCATAATTGACATAAAATCACCTCTTTTTGTTAATAAAACTTATCCAATAATCAGCACTTGAATGGGTAAATCTTCCGTTGGCTTATTCTTATAAGCTGTAAGAGTAATCTGATTTTCTGCTTGTGCTGTACACTGAATGATACATTTCATGGATAGTTTAATTTGGTCTAAGGTTGCATTTGAAGCTAAACCAACCTCAATATTATTCTCAGCCGTAACACCATTTACTGTTAAAGTTAATGTATATGGTGCATTATCACCTTGCCAATCTGCACTAGGAGCATTTACTTGCACACTTACAGATTTAGAAGCACCATTTTCTACATTTTCTATTTTAGTCTGAGGATATAATTGGTCATATCCAGTATCAGTTTTTACATTCATTTCTATGTTATAACTTGCCATATTTTCACCAACTTTCTTTATTAAACTTCGATAGATAAAATTTTCCACCATTGACCACCAACTTCTAATTGTTCGTCAGTTGGTTCTGTTTCAGATACAATAACTCTTGCTTTTGGAAACTTCATAAATACCTGCCATGTGCTAGGTGTGGTATCTGGTTGAACATTTGTATTCGCTTTTAAAGCAATATACATTACATTTTCATAAGTAACAACGTCATTAATAGCATAATTTACTGTTTTATCCCAAACATCTTTTAACTGAACGTCAATACTTGTCGCACCAACCTCACCTTTTAAGCCAATCAACACCCAGTATTCCATATCAGTAGGCAGATTTCCAGTTGATTGTTTTAAACACATATAAACTTGTTTGTCATAAACAACAAAGTTATACATTTCATATTGTATATCAGCTTGATATTCTTTCTTATTTATGTAATTATTAAGCATTGTCTGGAATAATTGTTCATCTTCTGCAAGTTTAACCTCTACTGCATTGTAATATAAATTCTGTAAATATTCAAGAGCCGTATGAATCATATTGAAACATATTGGCATAACCGTTTCAGAATCAATGTCATCATTGTTCATAATTAACGCTAATGCTTGACTAAAATAACCCTCTCTAAAATATTGAGAAAACTGTTGCATTAAGTTTCTATTACTTAATGATAAGTCTTGCCAACGTCTGACTTCAAAACTTGCCATATTTTTTTCCTTTCTTAGTTCACAATTCTAAACCATAAATCACCAGTTTCTTGTTGACTTGGCGTTCCCCCTTGTACTGGAATTTCTCTAGGTCTAACAGAACCAATATTAACCCAGTATTGCGAACCCTCAAAAGGTGCTTGGTTATTATTAGCTTCAATACAAGCCCACACATAGTTACCGTATGTTACTACGTTCTGTGTGGTGTAATGTACTGTACTATCCCATTCTCCTAAGAAAGACAATCCCTCACCAGAATCACCTTTTTCACCACGAATAGAAAGCACTCGCCAATAAGTTGTATTTGTGGGATCTGTTCCCAAAGGTGGATTAGTAACAGCAATATACACATAATTTACACCGTTATAGGTGTATGTTACAAAGTTATTCTTAGAATAGGTTATAGTAGGGTTATATATTCCCTTATAGCCAAATAAATTGATGATATTCTGCCATTCAATTTGCTTGCCCTCTACATAAGGTTGCACATCAGTTTTATAAAAATTTTCCAACGCTTCACAAGTATTGATAATCGTATTTAATTTTTGAGCATTGATAATCTTTTGATTACCGTTTGGAATTTGTGCAAATATATTTTGTGCGGTTTCATAATCATTAGACTGAATAGCTGTCTGATATTGCTGAATTAATTGTGCGTCAGAAGCCGTAATATCCAAAAAAGTTGTAAATGTTTGTACTTGATTAGGGAATGAAGTTGAGGGTAAGGACGGATATAATTCACTCATAAATCAATCACACTTCCTTTCTGTGTAATCTAAATATCATTATATATTATTATTTATTTTATTACAACAAAAAAGAGTGAATCTATTAAGAAACACTCTTTCTTGCTACCAAAAACGTATTACAGGAGGTTTAATGAAAATAAGAAAAATATGCTTAGTTCTTTTTTCCAAGCATTATGTCACCATTCACCTTTTATCTCTCGCACATAAAAGGGTTCAGCTTTTTGTGACTAACTACCTATCTAATCATAGGTTAGTTTGAATTGTCACCATCACAGGCTTTTTTCAACTTTAGCTGAATTAATTTCATTATCACTATGGCAAGTAAATGATAATGAAAATCCAGTTAAGAAAAGGAACGTTGTGGATTTTCCGCACATGGATACGAACAACAATGTATACAATTTATAAGGAGAACATATATCTTTTATTTCCTTTCCTTAACTTAATTATATCTTACCATACTTTACGCCTTGTGTCAATAGTTATTTTGAAATATTTCCACTTATTTAGAAACTTTCGTATTCTGGATAATAAGCAATCATACTTATATTCATTGAACCACTTTCTTGCATATCAGCACTAAAACTTTTTACAAGATACTGTTTTGGAACTGTAGAATCTTTAGGTGTGTATGAAACAACTATATTTACGTCAAGCCACCATATAGGGACACATGTCAAACTTACACTGTCATTCATTCTGGTTCGTAAATATAATTCATATTTAGCACGTTGTCTTGCTAAATCATTAGTATATATATTATCATATTCACCCCCAGACAAAGGAATTGCTATCTCACCTATTGTACCCCCTACATAATAAGGGCTTTGTGGATTATCGTCTTTAGCTTCACCGTATATCTGTTGATAGCCTAGGTATATAAACTTACCATTCTGGTATCTGGCAACGTAATACTGGTTGTTACGATCTAGTACCGCCGCTGTTCCGTCCTCATTAACCAAAGGTAATGCGCTGTTATCATTCACTTTAATATAAGGACTTGCAACTGCTGTAGTAGCCGTCCAACCTACTGTGAAACTTGTATCTGCATCAAAAGTTGTTGGATAATCTGCAATAGTAAGAGTATAAGTATTTCCACTCTGAGTTATATTACTTGGATAATATGTTGGGTCGATTGATTTTCCAAATACTCTTACTACATTTTTAACGCTTTCAAAATCAGACGTAATACTTTCTGATGTTACAATATTATCCCATACATCGTCATCCAATAAAGACGGTTCATTATGTCCACTTGGAATCTTTTGATACCTAAATACTCCGTTTACATCAAAGAAAATTTCCATAGTTGCATCTACATCTCTTAATTGAGAAAGTAATGAATAAACACTATCACCAACGTCTACTTGTATATCATAAGGTAAAGCATATGGCAATTCTTCAAGGACATATTTAGTTACTCCTACTAACTTTAACACACTAATCATAGCGTTTCTTACGTTACTACCTTGTGGAATCGTTGTTGGCATATCTGAAATATAACCATTTCTTGTACCATTCAGTCTTGCCATAAGGTCAAGTCCCTCAAATGATAATGAATTAGTAGAAGCGTCATAATTCCATGTAGGGGTATTGATAAGATAAATACCTAAATTTACCCATTCCCAGTCTTTTGCAAGTATATCATATTCACCTATATAAATCTGAACATATCTATCCAACCATATTCTTCCACCAGATTTTATCTCAAAATCAGCGGTGTCTTTCAGTGCTAAAGTAATACTACATGAACGCCTTTGGTCATTGTTACTATCACAATTTATATTACCACTGATAACATAACCCTGTATTTCATTTACGGTCTGATACTCATAATTGAGCAGATTTATCTTTATTTGACGTTCTCTCATTCGTTGTTTTGCGATATTGTATAAATTTTGCGTTATATTTAATGGCATAATTTATCCTCCCTTACGTTCCAGTAGTAGAAACTTCACTTACTACTGGTTCTACTAATCCAAATTCCATAAGGTCTTTTTCGTTATTTGCGTCACCAACCTCAACGTAATCAAAGGAAATATCTACCTTTCCCATACCCCAGTTGTTGTCATATGTAATGTTTGGTTCTGAACTTGGATAAACCAAATGTATCGAGTTATTCCAATCCTTTATGATTTTTGCTTTATTATTTGTGATATAATTCAATATTTCTTCTGTTAATTTATTGATTTCGTATCTATTCATTATCCTATTCTTTTCATAATCCAAAGGTAGGACAGTAAAACTGATACTATTGCTGTAATAATTCGTCTTAGCATTAGCAACAATTACTGGATATTTACTACCATAAGGCTCAAATACACCTATCTTCTTAACACGTTTACCAGTACCATATGCTACCCCAGCGTAGAATTTATATATACTATCCTTTTCACAAATGAATACGCCCTTGAATTGAGAAGTGATACTATTGGTAATATAATCGCCCTCAGCACCGTTCAATATAGGAACTAAAGCATATTCATAATCTGTATTATTAGCGGCTATATAATCATTAAAAGCAAAGTTTAAATCTTCAAATGCTTTTACTGTAACTGTCTTTAAAGTAACCCAGTTAAATGTACCTTTAATTCTACGTTTTACTTTAATAACGGTCAAATATTGCAGTAAGAAATCTACATTACCGCCATTGATATTACCGTCAAAATTAGCAACAATAATATCAAGATAAGCCCATTCAGTATTTTTAATAGGTGAATAATCACTAGTTACATTACTAGTTAAATGAAAATGGTCAAAGATACCGTTCTGAACTTGAACTGTTGTTACATTATTTACACTGGTAGGTGCAATATCTAGGCTGTTACCGTCTTGTACGAAATTGTACCCTAAGAAAGAAAACATATTATCCTCTCACCTACTTTCTATTTATTGTTATTATTAATTTGTTGCAGTAGGAATTACGCTACCTAAATTTATCAAAGAAATATTATAAACATTTCCTATTCTTCTCACCCATAAAGTAAGATAATCTGTATTTTGTGGTAATGGAATATATTGAGAATATCTATAATAAACATCTTCTGCAATACCACTGTCCACAGTCATATCTACATAGGCTTTAAGTTCTGTTTCATTTCTATAATATCCGTTCCTATAAGTAAACGTAATCTTTTGACCTTGTGAATTAGTAAAAAATGAGATTGGTGTGTCTACGTTCATATCTCTAAACCACCATTGAGCCGTAAAATCTCCGTTTAATTGGAAACCACTTGTCCACTTTACCCAGTAACCGTCTGGTCTTAAATCAATTTCTTTACCGTCTACATTAGTAATATATATTGGTTCTTCTGGATTGCTTGAACCCTCAATAATACTAACAATACTTTCACCAGTGATATAACCATTAGTGCAATCATTAGTCAAACCAAGAATACCAAACACAGTTGGACTGGAATATGTAACAGTGATTAATATTTCACCAGTTGTTACATAAGTTCCATAAATAGTATAACCCTTGATTTCAATGTAATAAGTTGCTTTATCATCTAATCCAGTCAATAAATAAGTTTGAGTTACTGGTGGTTTAATACTCTGACCACCATAAATCTCACCACTGTTATTAATTTCAACATGGTTAGAATTATATAAAATCACATTGTAATAGTTTAATAATTCACCCTCAATCTGATTATATGTAAACTCAAATAAAAAACTTGAAGAATTGATAATATTATTTGCAGGTAAATTGGTAAACTCTATTGTAGGTTGAGTATAGCACCAAAACTGTATAGGGTCACTTGGACTACTTGCTTCGCCTTGTGCGTCATAAGTAGTTACATAAGCGTTATAATATGTACCATTAGTTAATGTATTAGGTGGAACAGTATGCTCAAACTTAAATGAGTCCACAGACTGTTGGTATACAACTTGGTTTGTGGTATTGTTACGAATTGTTAATTGGTTCTTTACAACTTGATTACCACCAATTGAATAGAATGTAAATGTTGACTTTTGAGAAGCATCAAATGCATTTATTGAATATAATATCGGTTTAGTTACCATAAAATTTAATCACCTACTTTTTAAGATGTTCTTTGCCAAATATAACAACAAAGATATGGCTGTACAGTTGAAATAGTTTGTTTTGTCAATGTTACATCTCCGTGTGTATGTCCTTGTCCTCCACCTGCACCTAATGTAGTTGTAATAGTACCTTTGCTCCAATCATTAAACCAACCACCGTTATTATGAATTTGAAAGCCATTATTAGCCGAAATTGGAGAAAACTCATTAGGTGCCGCAGAGCCATATTTTACTGCTATAATACTTGTATTGCCATTCATACCATGTTGATGGTCTGGAATTTCATTTATTGTTAATACATGATTTTGCGTTGTGTGTGCGTGAGTATAATCATTACTATACACACCGCCCAGTTTTCCTGCTTGATTAAAGCTATCTTGATTAGTGTCAACGCCTACTAAAGTTCTTCCTTGTCCTATTAACAACCAACTTCCACCAAAAAAAGTTGAAGGATTAGTAGCAACCAAAGAAAGATAAATTGAACCAACAGGGTAAACATCTAAAGCACTAATACCACCAGATTTGCTACTTCCACCACCGCTTATATACATATTACTTGCTTGATTTTGTGGGTATGTGACTTTTACAATATCATTTATCTTAAAGTTTGCGACAGAGTAACTAGGAACTCTGCTATATTCTTTATTATCTATAATAACATTATATGTACCATCAGAATTTAAACTTTTAATCAAACCAGTTTTAGTAATATCTCTAGGTGCTTTATTAACTTCCTGTTTTGCAATAATTCTCATAGCTTCAAGTATTTCTTTATTTATATCCCATGTTTTAGCATCAAGGCTACTATTCCCTCGCTTAACATCGGTTCCTTTATTGTTGTATAAATTTTGCATAATTCAATTCACTTCCTTTACCAAAACAAACAAAATCTTTATAGTAAAAGGAGAGAATTAATCTCTCCTTCCACCCATCTGTAATGCTCTGTTTTTTAAATTCTTTAATTCGTCAATAAATGATTGTGCGTTGGTAACATTTGGTAACACTAGACTATCAAAGGCGTAATTATAAACAGGGGTAGATTGACCACCTACCTTGCCTATAATGCTGTTTAGCCACTGTGTAGGTGAGAATTTACCAAGTTGCATAAGATTTTCAGTTAAATGATTAGGAATAATACCGTCACCCTCGTTAGACCTTGAACCAAGAACTCTTAATTCTCGACCTTTTTCACCAACCATAGATAAACCATAACCTTTTGTTGTACCGTTTGCATAAGCCCCCGGGCCATGTGAAGTATCATCTTCATACCAGTTATCACCACCAGACCCATGAGAATAACTAGGTTCTTTATCAGAATAATATTCATCTGGATCAAGTTCATCACCAAAATCTTCATCGTCATCATCATCGTAACTTTTATATCTTGTCTTAAGTGTACTCATTATTTCATTGTATCTATCTACATAATCTTGAAGATTGCCAAGACGTTTCTCCCAGTTTTCACCCTCTAAACTAATACCTAATACTTGTTCAGCAAGAAGTTTGTTCTGTTCAGTTGTATAATTATCTGTTACATTTCCCCATTCATCTTTATACTTTTGCCAATACTTTATCTGTTCTTCAACTGAATTAATCGTAGCGTCACGAATATCTTCAAGGCGTTTTATCTCTTTCTTGGTGTCTTGCTCTTTCTTATATTGTGTAAGAGCAGTTTTAGCTTCGTCTACAGCGGATTGGTCTGTTTCATAGACAAAACCTTGTCCCTCTCTATATATTCTTACTTTCTTTTGTTGTGCTTTTGCTAAAGCATCTAACTTTTCTTGTAGTTCAATTTCGTCATTTGTGGCATCGTTCTTTTCGTTTATTTTGTCAATCTCAGCGTCATACTGGTCTTGAATAGCTTGTTTACGCTCATTAAGTTTGTCAATCTCTTTCTGTGCCAATGAAGCAACATAATTAAACGCTGTTTCCAGATTAGATTGTTGTTCCTCATACCAAGCCTTTTCTTCCTCCCACTCTTCTTTACGTGCTTTCTTACGCTTTTCTGCTTCTTGCTCTGCTTTTCTTGTATTTTCTTCTTCAAGTTTATTACGTCCAGAATAAATCTCTTCTTCAATTTTCCAACGTTGCTCTGCGTATTTTTCTTCATTACTATAGAACTCTTTCATTAATTCTTCAAGTTCGTCATAGTATTCCTGTTCAGAAATCATATCCATAGCAAGTTGATGTTTTAAGAGGTTATAACGCTCAGTATAAGCCGCATCATGGGCTTTTGTCATACCGTCTAAGGCTTTCTCATGATACTTGTTATATTCATCCTCATACCCCTCTTTATCTTTGTAGTATTTATTTGTAAGTTCTTCAAGCTGTTCATAATACCATTTATCTGTAGCGGCATTATCTTTCATTGAAGCCTTTTGTTTATCTAAAGTAGCAAGTTCTTTTTCAAATGCTTCTTTATATGCTTTAGCGTCTGCTTTTGCTTGTTTTTCTGCATCTGAGGTTGAGGATTTCTTAGAACCACCGCCACCTTTACCAAATTTGCCACCAGATGTAGACGGTTTAAACTGTAATCCTTTTCTCAATTCCTCTAAAAGTTTTTGATTTTGTTGATTACGGTAAGCTTGAACTTGTGCGTCAAATCCTTCTGAGTAAGATTGAACACCAACACCGCTACTGCCTGTTCTAGCTTTTGGTGCGGCACCAGATACAGCATCTAAACTAGAAGCAAATTGTAAAATTCCTTGCGCTCCTTGTGCAAATTGGTTACCTGTTGTTATAGCCGTATTACCAATCGTTGTTAAATAAGGATTTGCTTGTGAACTTGCTGTTCCCACTTGTTGAATAGAAGTTCCTAAATTATCAGAACCTTGTTTCCCTGTTTCTGCGTTTGTGCCAACTTTTTGCTCACTTTCACTAAAAGTATCTAATCCTTGTGAACTAGAAATAGCAGAAATCCTACTTTCAGTAAAGCTTTGTGCCATTGACATTAAAGAAGCATCGTTAACAACTAATTTACCATTTACCATTTGTAAAGAATTAAGATATTCTGAGTTTAAAGATAATAAATCAGCCATTGTATCTATTGTAACACTACCAGTTTTATTGTATTCGTCTGCTACTTCATGTAAAGTATCATAAGCGTCTTGAACGCCTTTTAATTCTGATGTAAGACTTTTAATAGCTTTTTCAAATTCTTCTGTTGCACTTGTACTGTTTTCGCTATCACTTTGAAAATCTTGTTGTGCATTTGAATTATCTTTAACAGCACCAGTATATTCTGGAAATAAGCTATTTGCTAATTCACTTGCGGCGTTTCTGATACTTTCTAATGGCGGTAAAGAATTAATATAAGTTTTATACGCTTCATCAAATGCTTCTTGGTTTTCGTATACTCCTTGTGTAAAAGTAGAAAAAGCATCTTGAACAGCTATATAAGAATTAGCATGTTGTTCTACTTTTTGAGTGTTTTTTTCATAAGTATTAGACAAACTATTAAGTTTTGCTTTTAAATTATCAATTATCTCTTGTTCTCTCATGGTAGGTTGCTGTATCTTTTCCATATAAGTAAGCATTGTTTGCAATGCTGTTTTTACATCTTCTGGAAGTCCTTTTACAGATACCAACATTCCGTTTTTGAAAGTACCAATATCCTTAAATACTTCTTGAAATTTTGCGGCAACATCATTTTCCATGCCAGAAAAATCAAGAAAAGTACCAAAATTAATAGGCTTAATATCTTTTGTTAAATATTCAATAGCTTTGTTTATTTCTTGTCCGTATTTTGCATAATCTTCTTCACCTATTTTTACTATTTCATCTGCAAGTAATTCATTACCTTTTTCTCTTGAACCATTTAATTCATCTAATGCTTCTTTTTCTATACCATATTTGCTTGCTAAATTACTTTTTATTTCAGCTAATTTACTTGCTTTTGTTTCTTCATCTTCCTCTGATGTATATATTTCATTATATTTTTGTTTAAGTTTTGCTAATTCTGTTATATTATTACTTGTTTCTCTACCAGAATTTTGCATTTCTTGAACATATTTAGCATGAGCCGCAACTGCAAGAGTAATGGCAGTAGTAACAGCACCCAAACCCAACGTCCACAAAGTAGAACTTGAAACAAGCCCAGCTATCATTTCTGTTAAAGTAAAACCATTTTGTCTTAAATCTACAATAAGACCAATTACATCAGCTATAGAAGTTGCTATATTGTCTGTAGTTGAAATAATTGTTTTTCCTATATTATAGCCTTTAAGAGTAATAAAAGCACCACCAATAGCGGTCAATACTGTTGGTAATCCACCTAAGTCATTTATTAATTTAAGAACATTTGTACCAAATTCCACAAGGCGTTTTACAGACTCAGAATTAATACCTTCTGTCCAAAACTTCTCTAATTCAGATGTGAATTGAGATACCTTACCTCGAATAGAATCAAGATAACGTGCGTTTTCTTTAAGTGCTGAACCTTGGGAGTCTAAAGCTATTTTATAAGCTTCTGTAGCCGAATTAAGGTTTAGCATAACCGAGTTAAATACAGAAAATTGGTTCTTACCTGCCAACGCCAAACCCAGTGATTGCTTTTCAGCTTGTGACATATCATCCCAACTGGATTTTAAATCTTGAAAAACTTGATATGTACTTTTCATTTCTCCTGTAGATTTATCAAATAAATCTATGGATTTTGTCACGCCTTGTACTTTAAAACTTAATTCACCTGCTTCATTAGCGGCTTTTGCTATATTGTTTCCTATTGTAATTAATCCCCTTGCAACCTGTGCGCTTCTTCCTGTAAGTATTTCTGTACCTGAGGTGATTAACGCTATAGATTGCTCAAAATCGTTGCCTAATACGGAAAGACCTGCACCTGCTACAGTAAGACCTTTTGCTAAATCATTAGTTCCAACAGCCATGTTATTAGCAACCTCATTAGTGACATCTATGATATGTTGAGCATCTTCCGCTGTCATATTAAATGCTTTCATCTGAGAGTTCACAAAACTTGCACTATCTCCTGCTGAAATTGCAGTATCCGCAATATTCTGGAACATAGTTGCTACTTTTCCTAATTGTAAACTTTCTTGGTCTGAATAACCCATTTTCTTGAACTGAGTTCCTGCTTCTATAAATTCAGTAGCACTTTTTCCTACTTCAAGACCCATTTCTCTTGCTGTGCTTACAAAACTTTTCATTCCCTCGTCTGTTAAATCAGACACTTTCTTATATTCAGTAACAGCGGCATCTAATTCCCTAACAGCATCTACACCGTCCATTAACGATTGTCTTAACTCATTAATAACAAGTGTTACACCACCAAACTTAGATACCTTAGTAAATATATCACCAATACTTTGAGAAGTCTTTTCTGCACTCGTACTGGTATCATCAAATCCAACTTTTAATCCTTTAAGCCCACTTAACGCATCATTAAGTTTACTTGTATCAACATCAATGCCAACTTTCATAGTTGCATATTTTTGACTTATCTTATCTAATTGTGCTTGAATATTTTTTGCGTCCAATACTGCGTTTACAAGTATTTGAAAATCTCTACTATTCAATGCCATTATTTACATGCACCTACCTTTCTTGGCGTTTATATTTGGCTTCTTACCAAATCCCTTACTTATTTCAGTAGGTTTAATCTGTGACCATGCTATTCCAATAGCATCTCCAATATCATCATCATTTTTCACGCTTTTAGGTTTATCTAAATCATAAAACAATTCCAACCCAAAAATATGATTGACTTTTTCTATAGTTTTCCATTTCATTACTGGGCGTTTAGTTCCATCTCTAGTACCATCATAAACACCCAAATCACTACGCCATTTACTAGGCATAAGAAATTCTATTTTTACATTATGTACTGCACAAACACCTAATACAATTCCTTGTAACACTGATAATTGTTTTACTGTTTGTACATTATTACCACATTCACCACTTAAAATTGTATCTTCACAATAAATAAAAAATGGGGAATAAGTGTCCAATAGCGTGGATAACTCATTCCCCATATATATACAACGTTCTCTCCAAGCTATCTCTTGCTTCTGTTTCCAAACGCCAAATTTTATCAATTTACCATTTTTAAAAACTGAATACCCAGAACTTTTCGTTGACATATCCAGTCCAATTACAACATTTTCCATATAATCCTCTTTTCCAAATTTTACCAGAAAGAGGATATATTTTTGCCTCTTCCTACACTTCTACACTGTATTCCTTGTTTTTGCATACCCTCAATGAACCATTTCTTTAATTCGCCTTTGTTCAACTGTTCAATTAGTGGTGTCCAAGCATCTCTTGGTTTGCACCACCAACCATATCCAAACAAATCACCACCAAGACCTTGATATATAATTCCAGTTAATTCATCTCTTACATCGCCATAAGTAGTATATAAACTACCATGTTGGAACATTTCTGGATTATAAGACATAAAAGTAGGGTCTTGGGATAGAACCCCAGACCCACCTTGTCTTGTTTTTTGTGATTTTGTCTGCCAACTTTCTAAAAATTCATATGTTCTTTCATATTCTTCTGGTATATGTGAATATACAATCTGATTGATTAATTGCTTGTAATTTAACAATATTTGTTGCATTACATATTCAACAGCTTTAGAAACTGGTTCATTGTACAAGGAATAAAACTCACCTACGTTTTTAGCATAAGTCATTTTACCTTATCACTTCTTTCCAAGCACTTCTACTAACTTTTTACTGTCTGCTAACATGTCCTCAATTTGTTTGTTGTTAGGCATTTTCTTAGCGTACTTGTCTAAAGTCTTGTTCAACTGTTCTAAAAATTTATTCACATTAGTTCTGATTGATAATTCATCTTCTACATAATCGTCAATTTCACTAACGTTAAACACATCAAAATTCACAGTTTCAATAATTCCAGATTTAACAAGCATATCATAATCTTTAGCAATTTCCTCTGGAATATCAGTCATTAACTTAACAAGCATTGTATTTTTAATAACATTTCTCTCAACAGCATTTGAACACTTTAACATATTATTTCCAATAAGTTCAACCTGTTCTGGTGTTAAATAGTGTTTTACTGTATATTTTTCACCTTTTTTGTCCTCAGTATAAGGAATTGTTATCACTTTTTCTTCTAAATTAATCATTTTTTCCATTCCTTTCGTTTTATTCCATAATCTATGTACAAGGGTGTAACGAAACGTGACACCCTTTCAAAAAGTTTACCCTACCAATTTATCATACAATCCATTCAAACCAATGTCACCCTATTTTTACTTATCAGTAACCACTTTCTTTGCAACTTGGTCTACCCATGTAGAAGCCATTCCAGACACAATACCAATAGCAACAGCCGTCATAATATCGTCAGCAGGAAAATCAACCATATATCTATAACCTAAAACACCTGCAATTCCACCAATCAATCCAACAATCGGCAAAATTTTATTATTATCTAACTTAGTATAATTTTTAACAAACTGTCCTGCAAGATAAGCAATAACTACAATTACAGGTACACTTACAATTCCGAAATCTGGCATAATATCAAGTCCTTTCTATTTGAATCCATATTTAGTTGCTAATATATATCCTACAAAAGATATTGCAATAATTATTGTGGGAAAATTTTTCTTTATGTATTCCATAATATTAAAATTGGATTCTTCTTTAATTTTATTAAAATCCGTTTTAATATCGTTTACTTGAAGTTTAACGTCTGAAACGTCACTTTGTAAAGAAATCATTGTAATTTTAATATCTTGAATAGTTTCATTTAAAGCAGTATTAGTTTTTACAACTTGTTCTGATAATTGCTGAATAAATTTATGACTTTCTTGAAGTCTAGTAATATCTTGTGTATGTTCGTCTACTTTTAACTTAACCTCTCTTAAATCTTCTTTAATTTCATGTGCTGTCATATCTTCCACAAATCTCACCTACTTTATCATAGCTTTGCCACTTCTTTCTTTTATTATCCGTCTATTCATTTCATTCCAATTAGTCACCACAAAGATTAGCAAATACAATACCAGTAATTGCTCTTAAATCAGCTTTGTTCAAATTTCCAATATAATTCTTAAACCTTGACTTATCTACAGCACGAATTTGTTCTGCACAAGCAACACTATCGTCTATAAGAAATTTATTCTTTTCTTTAGATAATGTATAGTGTGTAAGCAAATCTTCTCTTTTAACCTTAGAAGTTAAAGGTACTATGATTATGGTAGGGCTATAAAAATTTCCAGTATCATTCTGTAAAATTAATACTGGTCTTACTCCGCCTTGTTCTGAACCTTGGGTATTTCTTAAATCAGCGTAATAAACTTCTCCCCTTTTGAATGTTCTTACATTATTATTCATTGTTGTAAACATATTCAGTTCTCCTTATGTACTATATTTTTATATAACTTTCATATAATAAATATAGCACTTTTTATTTACAAAGTCAATACTTTTATTTACCATAACCCTTATTTTTATTAATACCGTACCCATTTTTTGTCTTATATAAAGTAACATATTTTGGTACGAAATTAAAAGGATTTTTCAATGTAATCACCATATTGTTCTCAACTTCAATATACAATTCACCTTTCTTTTCAAAACGAACCCTTGAAGCCTTTTCTGGAACAATATATTCACTTTTTAACCTACAAGTATCTTGACTTGGTAATGGTTTCCAACAATCTGATATATTGCACCAACGAACAAAAGGACAAATATTACCATTTTGTCTTTTACATAAAACCCTATTTCTATTATCTATTTTGCCAATATATGAATCTGGACACAAAATAATCACTTCCTTTACAACAAAATTTAAAATATGTAAAATGCGTAGAGCATATCACTCTACGCATATAGGTACAAACCAGTAACAGAGATTAACCGACAGTTACGTTAGCATAACCTTCAACAGCTTGATTCTTAGTGAGAACAGCGTGAATAGTAGTTGTACCAGTTGCTACACCCTTTACCTCACCAGTTGCGTCGTCTACTTTAGCTGTACCAACAGCACCACTTGTAAAAGTAACAGCAGTTGGGTCTACTAACTTAGGCAGAGCATTTCTAATAAGAGCATAAACCTTAATAGTTTCTTTCTCAGCTACTTGTAAATCAATATCAGCCGGAGTTAAAGCTAATGCGTAAGCATCATTCTCCCACTGAGCAGTAGACAGAATTTCCTTAATAGTACCATAAATAGCTTCGTCACTACAACTAGAGGTTTCAGCAGAAGCCAGAGCAGAACCATTAAGAGGTGTGTTAGCCGCACCGGTCATACTCATAGAAATCTCCTGTGAACCGTTTAACATTAAACGTGGAATATCAATCTGAACCTCACCAACCTTAGTTGTAGAAGCTTCATTTGGATTGGCGCTACTACCTGCAAACAAAGTACCAGTCATTACAGCGTGTACAGTAGCAGGAATAAAGTTAGCACCTACCGTAAGCACTCTCATGGAATCATTATTTACTACATATTTAACGCAATAAACATCACCAGACATAGCACCTGCAACAGTAATAATCTTATTGTTAAAAGTACCTTTAACCCATGTAGAATCATTAGGCTTTTTGTACCAACCAATAGTACCAAAATTACCAAATGCTACAGGAGTACCTGCTACAGTAATCTGTCCTGCATCTGTTACAGTAACTTCCTCAGAAGTTAAAGCACTACCACCAATCGCAATATCAGAACCAATATTCTTTGCGATAAATTCAAGACGGAACATTACATCAGTAAGAGTTATATCCATTGTGGAAGAATGTGCATACTTACCATACAGTTTTGCACCCTGACCACCTCGAATATCTTCAAGAGATACATCAAAACTAAAAGTAGAATCTGTTAAAGTTTTTGCAGTAGCAAACAGTTCATCACCTACAAAAAGGTCAACATTAGCTACACCAGCTAAAAAAGCATCCATTATATTACTCCTTTCATATTTCAAACATTTTTTATATTTCAGACATTTGTGAACTACCCACGAGCTAAAGCTCATTGGCTTCCTAGTCAATATCTCCAACAAGACAAGTTTATCTAGGCTAACCCCGTAGTTCCTACGGTTTTATTTTTGTTATATAATCTCAATCCTTCATTGAGTATATTTGTTGCTGCATTTATGTCTCTTTCGTGATGTGTTCCACAAACAGGGCAAGTCCATTCTCTTACCGATAATGCTTTCTTACCGTCTTTGTGACCACAATTAGAACATATCTGACTTGATGGATACCAAGTATCAATCTTGATTATTTCTCTTCCATACCAATCAGATTTATATTCCAATTGTCTTACAAACTCTGACCAAGATGCATCAGCAATTGATTTTGCTAATTTATGATTGCTCATCATATTTTTAATTTTCAAATCTTCTAAGCATATCTGTTGGTTTTCCATGATAAACCTATGAGATAATTTATTCAGAAAATCTTTTCTTTGATTAGCAATTTTTTCATGTTGTTTTGCAACTTTTATTCTACATTTTTCTCTATTCTTACTTCCTTTTTTACAACGAGATAAATCTTTTTGAAGATTTCTAAGTCTTTTTTCTGACTTACGAAGATACTTTGGATTTTCAATCATCTCTCCATCAGAAGTAATTGCAAATTCTTTTAAGCCTAAGTCAATTCCGATTTGACTATCTGTTTTAGAAAGTTTTTCTTTTTCTTCTTGATTTACTAAAACTGAAACATAATACTTACCTGATGGAGTTTGTGAAACAGTAACTGACTTTATTACCCCTTCAAAATCTCTATGTTTCTTTACTCTTACTAAACCAATCTTAGGTAGTTTAATATATCTATCTGTTACATAGATATTTCCTCTTTGATTATTTGTTGTATAAGAATAGTTGTGATTTTTCTTACTCTTGAATTTTGGAAAACCTACTTCTGGTCGTTTGAAAAAATTGTTGTAAGCAGTTTGTAAATTCATCTGTGCATTTGCCAAAGCAAGACTGTCAACTTCTTTCAACCACTCAAACTCTTTCTTATATTGAGCTGGTGTATTATTCAGTTTCTTCTTTGTTTCTTTGTAATAGTTAATCTTATCTGAAAGCATACGATTATAGATGAATCGTACGCATCCAAAACATTTTGCAAAATATTCTTGTTGTTCTTTATTCGGATACAATCTGTATTTGTATGCTACCAACATCTACAATCATCTCGCTTTCAGTTAATTATTCTCCGTCATTCATCCCATCAGCTAAAGCTAATGGGATTTCTGATTATATTTTTTTAAATCCTTGTCCAATATTCTTTTTATTTACAAAAGCATCTGCATATTTGCCTTTCTTATTCTTATATGCAAAATGCTCTATAGGCTTTTTAAACTTTCCACCATTTGCTTCAAAATTCTTGTTCACAACGTAATCAATCTGTTCAACAACAGCATTAAACAAAGACGTAAAACTATAAAAAGTCATTTCAAGCAAATCTTTCTTTAACATGCCGTTATGTGCTGAAACAATAGATATTTTTCTTTCTAATGTTATAGGTTCTTTATTCTTATTCACCAAACTATAATATTCATCAACAGCTTTCTTATAATCTGGGTTTAAATCTCTTTCATCTTCATAATCATAGATATTCTGATATTGTATAATTTGAATTATGTTATCAAAATCCTTATAATCTATAATCACGTCATTTATTTCAAGAATAAATTTACCTTTTTCATTAATCTTGATTTTGAACTGTTCTTCAATTTTATTAAGCCCAAAACATAATTCTATGATTCTGACAAATTGCCAATATCTCATAGAATGTTTTTCAACTTTTCCAAACAAATCTTGTCCTAAAACCATTTGTAAAAGAAATTGTAAATAAGAACTCTGAATGATTTCTATATCTTCAAATGTGTTTTTATCTATTGTAAGTACATTATAACAGTTTACAAAATCGTTAGCTTCTTTTAACTTAACTGGATATAATGATATTACTTGTTTATGTCTAGTAACATAAGGGATAGGCTTATCCATTTCAATATAATTCCTATAAGGTGTTATATCAAACTTCATTAAACACACCCCTCACTTATACTACCAATCTGAACAGCCATAAATATACTTGCACCATTATAGTTTCTTGTGTTATTTAAAGCCGCCCTAGACCTACAATACTGTGATAGTTCTGCGTTAAACTGAAATTGTCCAACACCGTCCATAGCATAAGAACCATTAAGTGTTTTCATAATCTCAGTTTCCATAACATCAGCCCTATTACAAGGAATACCATTATAGTCCACAATAGCAATTTTATCGCCAAATAAAACGTCAAATTCATATACAACAGTACATAAATAAGGGTTTATTGGATAGCTGTCATACTTAAAACATTTCAATATGGTTGTCGCATCATATTGCATATTTTCAACCAAAGGATTTAAAAATATCCTATATTTTTGTTGTTGGTCTTGATTTTTATAAATCATTCCCATTTTTTCTTCAAATGTAAGATTAGGTTTACTTAAACAATCATAAGTACCATACTTAAGAAGTTTAAATATATTTTCATTATTTTGAGCCAATGTCATTATAATTTTATAAGGAACATATGGCAAATTTGCAAAATTATTAAACATTTACATATACTCCTTTCTAAAACGCTGACACTAACTTAATTTCTTTTTGTAATGTTAAATCATCAGCTTCTATTATTAAAACCAATACATCAGACGTAGGTTTTATACAAGTTAAAGCATATGTATTATCTGATTTAGACAAAGTATAATATCCTTGTTTAACGCCAGTCGCAGTTACGACAATATCAACATTCTGTTTAACACCATTAATCATCAACATTGGTTCAAAAATTTGAACATTACCTTGACGCACTTGCGTAAAAACAGGGGTTATAACAATCTCTTTTTTCTCAGTCACAGTTTCTACCACGGTACATATTGCTTCGTCTTGTACTGTCTTGTACTGACTGGTAGCTACATGAAATTCAATCTTAGACCCCAACCCAACATCGGCTGAAATCTGATAATTACCGTTTTTGTCTGTTGTCGCACTTTCAGACGGTACAACCCACCATTGTAAAGGAATAGACAGTTGCTCATTATCTCTCATTACAATAGCTTGTAACCTACCACTACCACCTTGTACTACCTCAAATTCGCCATCTTGTATCATAATCGAAAAAGTATGCTCATAACGATTAGCCACATTATTTTCAATATCATCAGACGGCTGAATTTCATCAAGATATAAGTCTATATAAAGAATAGTAGTATCTTGGTCAATATAACTATTCTGCATATAATTATTATACCCAGTAATCTTAAAAGGTCTACCATTAAAAATAAATCTTTTATTTTGTTTCCATTTGATTGTTTCCTTATTTCCTTGTACAATCATTACAACATGATTATCTGGGGTAACAATATCTTCCATGTACTTAGATGAAGGTGATGTAGGTGTATAGTCCAAAATACAAGGTATTGATATAATATCACCAGTATTTTCGTCTACATATTTTGCAAGATTATTACAACGTCTAACAACAACAGCTTCGGAAACACCATTATAGTTATCTGTAAATGTTGTAATCCAGAAATTGTCATCAAATTGGTATAACAATCCTCTAGTATTTCTATCAGAAGAACTATTTTCTTGAATAATATCCTTGAAAATTAATTTTCTGAAATCATCACCGTTTTTACGTCCTGTGCTTGTTTCCTCTATGACATGATTTATATAAACCGCTATAGGATTAAACTCAAAAGAACCTATTTCAGTTTCTTCGCCCACATCGTATTGCACAGTAGTATTATCCCATTGAGAATCGACCAATGCTTGTATATCATTTCTATACTTACTGTTAGGGGTCATAGCCAGACCCTCTAGGTAAGCACCATAATAAGTTAATGCCATGGCTATGTCCTCCTTTTATTTTACAAAATCTATTGCTTGAAAAATAGAAGCCTTTACCATATAATGTGTAGCTTCTGCTCCTAATCTGTTTAAACCTCTTATGATAATAATAACTTGTTCGTTTATCTCGTTTTTCTTTACACCGTTTAACCAAACTAATAAGGTTTCTAAATATTTATAATAATCTTCTCTTGAAGTTTCATAAATACATAAAGCCTTATACAATTTCCCAATAATCAAATTCTTATTCATTAAAACACCAACTGCAAATCTTTTATTTTGTCTATATTATCATTCTGATAATCCAAACTATCTTGCTTTATCTTTTCTCTCATTCTATCCAGATATTCAGATTTAGCGTCCAGATTATTTGCTTCTGCATAATGTTTAAAGTCTGTATTAGTAAGGTGTAAATTAAATTGAGTAACATCATTAACATTGGTTTCAAACCAAGTGTATACAAACCAATCTGCTAAAATACTTTGTTCTTTCAAAGTTAATTCATTAGCAAATTCTCTAGTTTCCACATCATAATCAAGAGGTTGTAAACATTCAACAAATTTAGGTATAGATTTAATTAACATTCCATCAGTATATTTTTGAAAATCATCAGCACTTTTTTCATAAAGTTTATCCAATTTGTAGTCACGAATAATAATTAATGCTAAGTCTTTTATAGAATCAAAGGAAGTAGCCATAGTCTTTCACCTCCTTTTCATTAATTATTCAGCTTCGATTCCAACAAAATCAATTCCAGTAAGTTCACCAAGTTTAACCAGAACATTTGCATCTACATCAATTCCTTGTAAACGCTTATTCTTAATCATTTCTACAATGGTTTCTTTCTGACCTCTTGGAGCCATATTATAAAGGTCAATGATTTTATTTGCATCATTCTTGAAAATATTCTCAATGACATCTGGTGGTAACATCTTATTATATTCAGACGTTTTTCTTAATTTCTTAACAACTTCTTCGTCAGCGATATAGAAATATCCCTCATTAGCAAATCTCTGATTGTGCTGTACAATATCTTTCAAATCACCAAATGGAATATCCATAATCTGTCCAAAATCAGTAAAGGTGTAAATATTTCCTTGACCTCTACCTTGTGTTGCTAAGTTTAATTCGCCTTGACACATACTTACAACTGGTACTTCAACTTCGAGGTAGTTGTAAAACCTATCGTTACCAGACGGTACAGACTGGGTAACTCCTTGTGTCTTAACCTTTCCCTCTAAGTCATTAAGTCTGTTCATAAGTGCTTCAAATTGTTCTGTACTAAGTGTTATCGTATTTGCAGATTTTTCTTCTACGTTTTCTGTTACAGCTTCCTCAACAATAGGTGTTGTAGCAGTCTTTTTTGTTGTTTTTGCGGTTGCCATATCGTTTAAATCCTTTCATTCATTTTATTCATTAAAAAAGAAATGCCAAGAAAGCATAAGACCTCCTTGGCATTTTTATTATATTTTTGCACAAGACAAAATCATTGCTTGTTCTTAACATCTAATACAATTTCTGTGTGATTTTTTCCTTGAAGTAAAGAATCTATTGCTTCTATAAGTTGTTGTTTTGTAGGAATGTGAACTACCCACCGTCTAAAGCCAGTGGGATTGCGGTAGCCTTATTTCAATTTCTTGGTTTTCGTCTATCATAAAGTTTACCTCCTACTTGACAATCATTTAGACAAATTTTATTAATCATATATCTTTATTATAAATTATACCATAATAATCATAATAAAGATATATGAATTTTATACAAAAATTAATCTAATTTTATCATTGCGGCTGTTGCATTTGATACGAACTCACAAGCCCAACCCTTATTAATAGTGGTGTTAGATGTAAGATTTGCATTGTCATAGTAGTTATTTCCGTTGCTGAGTTGGGTTCCCTCAAGTACCATTTTAACTAACTTATCTGTAGACGGAGATACAACATAAATCTTCTTATCATCAAGTGCCAGAGAATACTGAGAATAATCACCAGTAGCAACCTGTGGCAGAACCATAATATCGTAATCAAAGAAGTTCTTAATAAGCTGAATACTCTGGGAGTTACTATCTGTTACGATTCTGTAACCATTAGCGGCATTTGGAATAATCTTAGATAATGCAAGTGCAGTACCTACAATTACAGCCTTATCGCCCTGATTATAAGCAGTTACAGTCTGGCACAGACCAAGCAGAGTGTCCTGTGTATAACCAGTCTTAACTAAAGCTGTAGGATAAGTAGCCGCAGTCAAACCTGCGTTCAGTGCATTGTAAGCATCCAGAGAAAAAGCGGTTTCCATAGAACGAACAGCGGTTCTTACAAACTCAGCTAAATTCTCCTTACCTGCCAGAACTTTATACAGAGAAGCATAAACAGTAATGTTATGATTTACTGGAATAAGGGTCTTGTTTGCACTAAACTGCTTCTGACGAATAGTGGTTCTCTGACCATGAGCGCCAGTAGAAACAGTCATTAATGCTCTTGGTTTAATCTCAAACTGTGCAGAATCACCCCAAGCAACATTACGAACCTCAGTATACAGACCAATGGAACGAATAATAGTTTCTGGTAATACTGCCTGAATCAGCATATCAACAACAGCAAAAGCCGCCCACTGCATCATTGGATTAGCAACTAAATGCATAGGCTGAATATCTTCTGGCAGATTACAACCTGCAAATCTCTGAACTTCTCCTAAGAAAGACTTATTAATCTTATCTTCCTTTTCGCTCAGAGAAACGGAATTATCAAAATCACCTAATTCCTTTTTGTTTACCTTAGACATGTAGTGGAAATAGTAATCTCTGAATCTGTCAACAAATTTTAAAGTGTCCTCATTACCGTTAGAGAACTTAATAATGGATAAATCCTTAATAGCCATAAGTCTAAAATCCCCTTTCTAATATATACAATCAAAATTACTGAACTCTTTCAAGAATCCAACCTGCTTCGCTATCAGTGCCAATAGCAAAAGGCATAGCTTTGCGAATAGCAAATCTTAAACCACTGTAAGCACTTGTAGCTTTTGCAATAGCTTTCCAACCAGTATCTGCGGTATATTCTACAAACTTAGCTGTAGCACCAATGGTAACAGGGTCTTGTGCGTTTGCAAAGAACGGTGTAGAAATCTGTACACAGTCACCAATCTGTAAAGAAAATACATCAAATTCTACATTCTTAACGTTGGTGTAGTTTCTTGGGTCAACACTAATACCCTTGTACAGTAAAGTACCATCAGCAAGTACGTTTACTTCTGGGGCGCAAGCCATCCAATACTGAGCATGTTTACCTGCGTCACCTAAAGGAGTAGCTGTCCATACAAATCCCTTACCTGCTATTTCGCTAAAACCATTTTCAAGAGTAACTACAGTACCGTTCATAACATCTTCACTACAAATAGCACTACGATTATAAGCGTCTACGTTATCAGCCGCAACTCTGGATAAAACTAAAACTGTATTAGCCATATTCTAATTACCTCACTTTTCTTATTATTTTTTATTAATCAGCCCATAAACCAGTATTTTTATTTGTTTCAACAGGTGAACCCATACGCCATAATCCCTGTCTTGATTTATTGGACTTTTTACTTGCTTCAAAAGCTACACTCTTAACCTTGTTCTTCCAACCGTCTAATTCAGACATCTTACAAAGTTTTCCCTCACACTCAAACTTTTCAAATTCGTCTTTGTCAACAAAATTCTTAACTTCTTCAAGTGTTTTTGCAACTTCCATTTCTACAGATTTCTTTTCTGTATCTTCTTTGAACTTTCTCAATTCACCAAGTTCTGTATCTTTCTGCATGATAATATTGTCTTTATCCTCTAAATCTTTTGCTAACTTAGCATTCTTTTCAGCTTCTTTTTCAAGCATCTCACAATAAGCAGAAGCATCTACATTAGCATCTGTTGAAAGCTTTTTAATGAAATCTACACATTCAGACATAGTAATTCCTTTGTCCTGCTTTTCTTCCATTTTAGCTTTTTCTTTGTGTTCATCGTCATGCTCATCATTATCATGTTCATCATCTGTTTTTTCTTCCGTTTTCTGAACTTTATCTTTCTTTACAGTGTCCCACTTAATATCAGCAGAAACCTTTTTATCGTCTTTACTAACTTTAACATCGGCTTCGACACGATACCTTTCATCACCTTTGGTATAAATAATATGGTCTTTTTCTACAGAATCAACATAAACATCTTTACCCTCATGGTCTTGAACCTTAGCAATAATATCACCCCATGCTTTTCTTCCTTCAATTTCAAATTTCTGTTCTTGCATAGTTTTACTTTCCTTTCCTTTACTCTCTTTATTATCGTCATTATCTTCAATATCAAGACTTTTATAAATCTTTTCAATTTTAGACACAACATCAGTTTCATTTTCAGCTTTAGCATAACCTAAAGCAGAACTTAAACCATTACGATTATACACTAAAGTATCACCTTTAAACTGCATAACTGGATATTTCAGTTTATCAGATGGTGCGTCTTTCCAACCATTTTCTACTTTCATGTATACATCTTTAACGAGAGTATCAGCATTAGAAGCATCAATAATTTTCTTATAAAGTTCAGTTTTATCTACATCACCCCATGGTGTATCTACCATAGAATCCTTAGATTTATCTACTTTATATGTTTTCTTTTCCATGTTTACCCTCCTTTCTTTTGCGAATTTCTTTAATTCAGATAAACTATTACTTTTGCAATTTTCGTAAAATTTATTAGCTTTTTCTTCAAACTTTACCAATTTTGCATTTGCTCCGGGGCTACTTGGATTTATCCTTTTGCCTAGAACAGTTAAACCTACGATACAAAAATTGGAAATCAAATTATTATCAACTTCACCGTTTTCCAATTCTGTGCCTACGGTCAACATTTCCACTGATACGCTTCTGCGATTATCGTTATATTTAAACATATTATACACATCTTCTGCATAAATCTTAGAAATAACAAAATCACATATTGCTAAAAGATAGCCGTCTTTATCATATTCAAAGCGAATATCTTGATTTTCAGGTATTCTTCCAGATATGCACTCGTCAACCGTATGACCTTCACCATCTTTTGTATAAGGATTTACCTTACACACAAGCCATTTGCCCTTTATTGTATCAGCACAATTTCTTAATACTTCTTCTGAAATAACTAGCCCATGGGTATTAGGTCTTGTACTCAAAAAAAGTGTAGTTCCATAGGCAAATTCTGGGTCATCGTCATCAACAAATTTTTCAATAACATCTACTGAAAAATTTCGTTTAATTTGTTTTATTTCCAATGAACTCCACTCTCCTTTCTTTTAATATTCCATGAGTTTCGCTCAATTTCATATACTTATCTACAAATTTCTTATCAATCTTATAATAAGTTGCTTCTCTATCCATATACATGGGCATAAGACCATTTTCTTGTAACAACAAATTCTCTTGTGAATTGGTTACTCGCCAATAGTCTGTATCATTTAAAGGTGTACTACGAAAAATCATAATTTCACCCCTTTGATACCCCATTTACTAATATTAAAATCAAACTTATCGAAATCTGTAGGCATTTGTTGTGCTTTATCATTTAATGTATTTACTTGTCCCATAATGATATTGTATTTTCTAAATAATCTATACATATCAGAAGTTACGTTTCTATCCCTATGAGCAATAGCAATGTCTACTACTTTATTCATAATTTCATAAACTTCACTAAACTCTTTTAAAACCGTAGAAAACATATCAGCTAAATTAGAATAATTTCTATCATCTTTATGGACTTCTGGGCGAATAGAAGATAAATTATAATTATCTTTAATTTCGCTTACAACATCTGCAAGCAAAGGCATAGTATGACTTATGTTAAGATGTACAATTTCTCCTGCGTTTGGCATAGAAAAATCGTTTAGCATAACAGAAGCTACTCTATCCAAAGTTGCGTTCAAATCAAAAAACGCTCCATACAGCACGTCTAACGCTTCACTTGTTTCTTCATGTATCAACAAATCAACTCACCTCTTTCAACCAGTGTTACTCACTGTTACTAACCAGTACCTAGTCAACTACCCACAAGCTAAAGCTAATGGGATTCCTTGCTCTTTTTCATTGATTTCGTGACCGTTCAGCAGAATCAGAAATAGCTTCTTCACTCTGAGGTCTGCCAACTTGACCACTACTACCACCACTCATAGTATGAATGGATAAAAGTTGTGATAAGTTATCTAAGAAATCACTATTATGTGCCTCTTCTAACATACGTTCAAAATCCATAGGTTTATATCCAAAAGCAGACGCATAAGCACTTGAATTAAGCACCATACCCACATCTGCTAATTTCATAATAGCATCTTGCTTCTTTTTACGCCAAAATGGTTGTGTACATCCATCAAACGTAAACTTAAACTTAAATTGTTTAGTTTTCTGATTAGCATAGAACTCTAAGAAATTGTTAAATTGAGTATATAATTTAGCCACAATCTCATAATCAGCAGTAATAGCCGCTTGAAGTTCTTCGTTTGACATTCTATCCGTAGCGTAAATTAAACGGCTTGCGGAACTACCATATCCTACCGTATCTTTAGCGGCAGTAGTAGCCATATCTGTGTTTTTATCCTCAAACTGTTTAAATTCAACTTCTTCAAGAGGTAAAGCAATAGAACGAACAATCTTGTCTTGTGTCATAGAGTTTTTAAACCCACTAGCAACAAGTTTCATCAATCGTCCTAATGTACTTGGTTTGACTGCAAATCTATCAGCAACCTCACCAGATTTTGCAGAATCTTGCATCTTCATCTCACCGTAAAGTATACCAAAAGCACTGGCAATATCTTTATTTTTCTGCAACTTTGCAATCTCTGTATTGTTGAAAACATTCTTTAAGTACGGCGCCATAAAAGGAACACTTACAAAATTACTTGTGTCAAACTTGAAAGCCCAGAAACCATCATTAGGACTTGTCTGGTGATAAAGAGTAAAAGTTCCATCACGATTACTTAAACCATTTGACGGAATATAATCTTTAAAATCTTTACCGTCCCATACTTCTCTAAGATATTTCTTAAATACAGGAGCGTAACAATCTATGTCTACGCCTTGCATACCAATAAAGTACATCATATCGAAGTCAAATAATAAACCACTTTCAAAATAACCAGTTAGGATGCATCTGTCTTGTGGTAATGTTTGTAAAGCATATTTAGGATTATTCCTATCCAAATTCGTTCTAAAACTTATATAATGTACTTCGTGTCTTAAAACCTGTTTCACAACTTTCTTAAATTCGCCTTTGTAATCAAAGTTATCAAGAAATTTATAAATTCTTGCTTTATCTGCTTTATAATTATCAGACTTATAATCTTCTTTCTTAGCATTTTTACATGTAATCTGCAAGTCGAAAGAAAGGAGATTTGTGTAGTATTCAATAGTACGATTATATATCATATCAAATACTTCCATAAACTCACTATAAGCCTGTAAATTTGTAGCACCAGTTTTATACTCACTTAAAGCCTTTATAATATCGTCATATTTTGGAATTTTAGCATTATTGTTAAGATTAACCAGATTTTGATTACTTAACCATGGACTATATACTCCAAAACTATCCAATCCATATAAACTCTGAGCAAAACTTACTACATCATAAACCTGTTGTTCTGATAGCATAACAGGTTCTTCTACTTTAGGAGTTAATCTTTGACTATTTTTCGTAGTTCTCATCTCCTTTCTTCAAATATTTTTATGTAAAGGCAGTCAAATCATAGCAGTTGATAAGACCGCCCATATACACTTAGAACACAAGTTGATCTAACTCATCTAAATTTGTATCTCTTTGTTCGTCTACAGCATATTTATCACCTATTAAGGTTGCAATATGGTTTCCATAACTCAAAGCCACAATCTTATCCTTTGTCGCACTATTTCTATTAGGCTCTGATAATTTCAAAATACCATTATTCCATGTTTGAGTTAAACTAATAGCTTCTGACATCATTAATGCTGTTTGAACATATGGCAACTTAATATTAACTTTTTCCTCAGAACTCATAGTAAGATAATTTACATCTTCTTCAAGTTCTGTTTCAATCGTTAATTCATCTACCAAAAATTCAATCATTTCATTGTCTAAAGCTTTCTTTAAATCAAGCCACATCAAACTATTTCGTTCACTTGTACCAACAATAGGTATAATACATGGTATAGCTTCCGTATCAACTGTTTTGCCTTTAAGTTCTTGAATTTTAGCGTCTGGAACTATCTGTAAAGCAGATTCATAACAAACTGTAAATCCATGTGGATTCCAATTACTTCGTGATGGGTGTTCAAAAGGTTTAGATAACTCTGTGTAATAAAGAGTACCGCCACTTCTTTCATCCATTACGATATAATCTGCTTGGTAATCCCAAAAGAACTCTCTAATCTTTTGTTGAAATCCCTCACTATCACTAGCAGGGTGAGTACCAATATATTCTACTTTTCGTCTTGTCTTACCATCTTTCATAATGACAGCCATACAACCAATAACGCTATTATCGTTATCATTTGTGTTACTATTAACAAAAGCGTAGTCAATGAAAAGTAAACGTTTTTCAAATTCACCTTTAGGTCTGTTACCTAAATCAGTTGACATAAATATATCCATGGGTGTAGGTGGTTTATAGGCTCTTTTTATTATCTGATTCTTTCTAAAATCTTCAAGTAAGAAGAAAGCACCTTCTGTTTCACCATACATTTCATTCAAATCTTCTGTTACAAAATCAATATCTGAATCAAATTCTTTATCATGCCAGTAATCAGCCCATGTTTTAAGGTTAAATAAAATTGCAAGAAAAATATTAGAAGCAAAGAAATTATATGTATGGTCTTTTCGTATCATACTTTGTTGAACAACAAGTTTAAATTCTTGCCAGAAACTTTCACTTCTAAATCTTGCAGATGTAATACTTATAGTTTTACATTGCTCAACCCAACGTGGCAATGTTTTTCCATTACTATCTTTATATTCGTCCAACAACGAAAATTTAGATTGTCTTGGGTGAGCCATTTTAGAGAATACAGAATCTATTAAACTTTTCTTTAAAAGTCTACGTTCTTCATATATAAGCATAGTTGCTCTAGAACCTCTACTACTGTCTAAACAAGGTAAAACCGTTATCATACTACCATTTATTTTACTCAAATCTACTTCTACACAGTCATTATTATACCTAAAAACTATATCACCATGTTCGTAATAATATTGTAAAACAGGTGAAAGTTTTTTACAAAGTTCATCTTCTATCTTCTTTTTCACTAGCTTTGTAGCCTGTGGAATAGTAGAAGATGTAATAACAACTTCTGCAAACGGGTATAAACATGAGTGTATGACAGCGAGAAGTCCTGCAATCATTGACTTAGAAGCACCTCTCGAACAAATCGCATACCAATATTGGCTAATTCCTGCTAAATAAACCATAACATGCTGAAACGGATATAATTTAATCTTTAATCTTCTTTCAGCATATATATTCCAATTACGTCTATAAAATGTTGTCCATTCCTTAATATTTTTCTTTCTTTGTTCCCACGGTAATCTTCTGTCAGTCTTTTTCTTTTCTTCTTGTTTTTTCTTTCTTTTTTCCACAAGACTAATAATATCTATATCTTTGTTTTCCTCTAACATAGACATCACCTAATCTTTCTTTCGTGGAATTAAAGGATACTCCTTTGTGCCTGCTCTGAACCTCCCACGACTAAAGTCGCAGGGTTCTCGGTCAATAACTCTATTGAGTTAAGTATCACCAAGCTAACCCCGTAGTTCCTACGGTTTTTATATATCATTTAAACATTTAAAATTCTTAAACCCTCATTCAAAATATTAATAGAAGCATTATCATCTCTATTCAATTTTGAACCGCAGTTAGAACAAATCCAGTATCTAATCTCAACAGGCTTTTTACCACCATTAACACCACAACAATGACAAATTTGTGAAGAAGGAAAATATCTATTAATTACAGATAATATTTTTCCATACCAAATAGATTTATAAGTCAACATTCTACGAAATTCAGACCAAGAAACATCATTCACATGTTTATTACGAACACTGGAATCTGTTTCCCTCATAGACTGTACATCTAAATCTTCAATACAAATAATATCATATTGTTTAACAATATTAGTAGTCAATTTCTGTAAAAAGTCTTTACGTTGATTAGATATATGTTTTTGTAAATTTGCGACTTTAATTCTTGCTTTATTCCAATTAGAACCACCGATTGCTTTTCTCGATAATTCTCTTTGTAACTTAGCAAGTTTCTTTTCTGACTTTTCATAAAATCTAGGATTTTTAATCTTAATACCGTCAGATAAGATTGCAAAATCTACAATCCCTAAATCTATTCCAACATTTTTATTTGTTTTTGGATATTGTGGAAATTCTATATCAGTACAGCATAATGAACAATAGTAATGTCCGTTTGGTTCTTGTGATATAGTAGCATTAACTATTCTTCCTTGCGGAATTTGCTTATCACGAACTTTTACAAAACCTAATTTTGGAAGCCTGATATGCTTACTTTCAAATCTTATATTATTAGTAGTACAACTTGTAGTATAAGATTGATGTCTATTTTTCTTAGATTTAAAATTAGGAAAACCAGTTTGCTTTTTAAAAAGTTTTTGATATGCATTATCTAAATTTTTCAAAGTTTTCTGTAAAGCATCTTTATCTGGTTCTTTAAGCCATTCATTTTCTTTCTTTAACTGAGTAAGCATTTTACTTGTGTCGTAATAGTTTAAAGTTTTCTTATTTTCTTTATACTCAGTTATTCTTTTGTCTAAGAAATAATTATAAACATATCTACAGCAACCAAAAGTTTTCTGTATTAATTCTTGCTGTTTCTTATTCGGATAAATTCTATACTTAAAAGCCTTTTCCAACAATATCACTTCCTTTCATAAATTAACTTATAACATATTTATATATAAATTAAATTATGAAAAGAATTACTTTAGTTTAAATAATATATAAAAACCGTAAGTTACTTTAGTTACGTTTTGAGATTGTCGTTCACATAGATTCGCTACTCCTATGCAGTTCTCCAATGAACTTCTTGTACTTTCATACAAGCACAGACTATATCTTATCCCTCACCATTACGTGTTAGGGTCTACCCACTTCCACACGCTTGTGTGTACTTCCCTCAAGAGGAATAGTCGTTGAAGTTTTCCTTTCGGACTTACCTGCTAATTGCCTATTTTTCAGTGTTTAGGATTTAACCATGCACCATTCATTCAATTTTTTCTACTTTCGTCACATTCACGCTTATACCCTTTAAGGTATTACGTTGTAGTTTGAATGACTTTAAGGTTTCCTAGCAATTCAAGTAGTATTGGATGCTAAAAGCATCGCTACGTGCAAGTTTCCCTACACGCTAACTATTTCGTAAAACGTTCGCTTACTCACGACTAAAGTTATGAATATGCGTTCACGATTTAATCAAATTCTTTACAGCAGAAACTACATACTTAAACCAGTCAGCTTCAATATTACAGAAATCCTTATATTTTTCCAAATCTTCACATTCACAAGGTTCAGTGTTTTCGATTTCCCAAATCTGATGTTCAAGCATTTGTTCAGTTAAAGTCTTTTCTTTCTTCTGAGTAAAGTTATCAAGTTTTAAAGTTTTCATTAATTTTAAAACCATATCTTGTTCTTCTTTACCAGAATTACCCATGTCCACTTCTTTTTTATATCTTAATTCAGCAATACAAAGTTTACGATACAAACTCTCTTGTGCAGGTGTCAACTTAATATCATCAGTGTAAAATCCCCATCTATACTCAAGATAGGCATAATCTTCATCTGATTGCTCTCCCCAATCCAGAATTAAATCTTGTATATTTAATTTACGTTGCGTTTCTTCGTCATTGGAAGTCATAGAACTTCTATCTACATCTGTTTGTCCAAAACAATCCCATTTATCTGATTTTTTCTTTAAAGCTAAAAAAGTTACATAATACTGTCCCCAGTAGTTATATGTACTAGACAAAGTACCTTCTTCTTTTTCTTTTTCAACTTTTTCCATCAGACCATCATATACTTTTTGTATAAACGGTATTCCTATCTCAGCACATGTTGACCATAAAGCTAATTTAATATCTCCATATTTACTGTAATAGTTTTGATAAATCGTTTTACAACAAGTGGTACAATAAGGAACTACTTTATTTGCATGGTTTGGATTGTCAGATTTATAAAATTTCTTAATATCATAAGGTCTGTTGCAACGAATACAAAATGATTCTGTTATGGGTCTTTCTTTTCTTATAATGGTTGCCATAACATTCCCTCGTTTCCAACAAAAAAAGAAAGACAATATTAATTATTTGCCTTTCTTTTTCTCTACGAACTCGACATAATCTGGTTCAAGCATTTCAGCTAATCTTTTTTGCTTTCTTACTCTTTTTTGCTTTTCTATCATTACTTCTCTTTGAAATTCTGGCTTTACAGCTTCTTTTACTTTAGCCGCAGACTTATTTTTTACCTTTAATGACGGTTCAAGGTTGTTTAAATATCCTTTGAGATATTCAGAAGTTTTAAATCTAACCATATACGTCAATGGTATCATAACGTTATTTTTCTGCTTCGTCTGAATATTATATACTCTCTTGATTGCACCGCCACAAGTGGAAATCTTAAAAGTACCAATATTAGGAATATTAAAATAACCATTATTTTTTATTTCGTCTGCCATAATTTCAATAAAAGTTTTCATACATAACTTAGCCATTTCAGTTGTAAAACTTGGTTTGGTTTTTTTAACTGAAATGGCTATCAGTTCTGCAAGTTCGTTAGGGCTTAAAGACTTAACAATGACACCATCTTTATTAGGTCTTGCCATAACTTATTACTCCTTTATTATGATTATTCTACAAAAGGTGCGTCCTGTGTCTTTTCCTTAACAGTTTCTCTTAACTTCTTAGACATCTTAAACACTGGCTTAGTATAATCTGGGGTTGCACTTAACTGTCCAACTTCACCAGTAGCAGGATTGATAATACCAGTTCTTTCTGGTCTACCCTTAACAGTAGTGAAATCAATCTTTCCAAAACCGTTCATATCAAACTTCTTACCAGAAGCAATGCAAGTAGCGGCAATCTCATAAAACGCAGTCAGAACAGCCTTTGTGTCCTTCTGAGTAGCCTGTGCCTTGTATGCTACCATCTTTACTAACTCTGCGGTGCTAACCTTAGATACCTTAATTGCTTTCTTTGCCATGATAAATTACCTCATTTCTTTCTTTTTATTCGTTTTATTCATTTTTATTTCTTAGGGGAATTGGTGAGTGCCTTATAGGTCACTCCCATACCCCTTTGAATTTTTATTTTTGAGCGTTTCCTACCTCGTTATTAAGGAATTGAGAGAGGTGCTAAAAAATTGCTTTAAACTTCAATAGAAATTATATAAAATAATTTTATTTTCATTTTGCAATGATTTTAACCCTTATTTGCTTTTTTATTGTTTATCTCTTACATTTTTTACAAAGTGTGGTTGCGTTTTCATCAACCTTAATAAGTTTACCGCATTTTGAACACATTGCATATCCCTCTTTATAAGTCGCAATCAAAAGATTCCCCAAATTCTCCATTTCACTGATTCTGAAAACTGGTTCCATTCCCTCATAATCATCTAATATTTTTACTTTAATATTTAGATTATCACAAGAGTTTGTAGTTTCAACTAAACCTTTTCTTTTCAACTCACCAATCAGTTTCATACGTTCAAAAGCGGTACAAGCCACGTTTGACAGTTCAAACCAATCACCAATATCTTTTATGGTTTTAAGGTTTAACCAACCGTTAGCCGCTTTATAATGAGCCATAACGTATGCAGAAAACATCAACTTACGCTCTCGGTCAGTTTCACCTTTGAATACTTGTGTCATATCCCATGCGTAAACATCTATATAGCATATATGACTTAAAGGTTTAATAATACCGTTCCTTAGATTATCATATACATTCATAATCATCTTACGCCATTTTTCATGTACGTATTCTTTTTGATAAATTTTAGTCATTGCATTTCTTACTAAATCTTCCACATGATGTAATGCATAATCAAACTCTTTATCGGAATAATATTTAATCAGCCATAAAAGAAATTTAAAAAAACCTATATCTGGTTTAACAATTTCCTCTATTTTATCAGAATAAATATTTGTTAAAATATCTTTTATATACTGATTTTCATTAAGAATGATTTTGTTTTTCATATCTTACACTCCTATTCTATTACATTTTAATTGATTTGTCAACTATTTTCATGCAATTTCTTTAAATTTTCTATTATTAAATCACCGACAACAGCCCAACAAAAGTATTTATTCTTATTCTGTCCATAGCATAAGTCAAGCATAATATTAACAAGTCTATCTTTGTTTGGACAAATTTCCTCTGCTCTTGCTCTAAATTCGTGCTGTATGCTCATTACTCTTGTATTTGCTTCTTCCGTACTTAAATTTTTCTCAATCACAATTTTCTTAAACTGTTTAATACGTTTAATGTATTCTTTTTCAAGATTTTCAATATCTTCTCTTGTTTTAGGTGAACTTCTTTGAATAGGAGATTTAAGAAATTCATAATTAAAACCCTTGGATTTAAGTTCTACCACTCTGCCATCAAATTCATTTTCCACATATCGGCAAATTCGGTTCATAGTAGAATTAGAAATATTTACTGGCATTTTTATATCGTACCATTCTAAAAACTTTTGTTGTTCTTCTGTAAGATTTTGTTTTTCTCTTAGTTCATTTACTTTACAACTATAAAGCATAACACATTTAAGGTCACAATTTTTTATATAACTATCATAATCTTTTTTTAAAGAAGAATAATTATAAATAAAGTAATAAGGCTTTTTATCTGTTACGATTATTTTATCTAATGTAGTGGTACATAATTTTGAAACATACCAATACTTAGGCATTTCCTTACATACAATTCCTTTTAATTTCCTTTATACCCTCTGTCACCAGATATTTATTGGGGGAGTAGACTATCTCTTCACTTAATATTTCTATTAAGGTTCGGCACTTCCAAACAAGGACTTTCACCTTGAATGTACTGGTTTCATAATCTTTATACAAAGACCGTATACCATAGTCGTTACACCGTTCAAAAACGTCACCGTTTAAGCTTGGCACGATATTAAGTCAATTTATATTTGATTTATATTATTTATGACTCTTCCACCGTTAGCAAGATTTTTATAATCTCACACCCTATATTTATAGGTTCACCGAATTTTACTTGAACTCAACAAAAAGTCAATCCAAGGTATTTTGCTGATATAACTGTCCACACAAAATACGTTTTGATATTTCTTTATATTCGTTTGTGTTTTTATTAAATAAAGCTAATTTATCTATTTGTGCCGATACTCTATTAGTGATTGTTCCAACTTCTGAGCCTAAACCCATACGGTTACTTTTTCTAATATCGTTTCTTTTAACAACTTTCTTTTCACCCTTACGCTGTACACAATCAATAGCATTTGTATATTTATAAGCACTTAAAAGTACGTTATTATTAGTAGAATATATAGAATCACTGTCAAAATCGCTCCCGTTCAATGCCATGCATATAGTATCCCAATCATTTAACACCATCATTGTATTAGAATATTTATACCATTCTTGACATTTTTTATCATTATTTACTTTCATTTTTCTAATATTATTATGTGAAGTCATAGGAGAACGAAAACAAACCACCTCATTCACACCTTTATCTATCCAATATTGTGAATATATTTCATTAGCTTTAAGTAAACCAGTAACCTCTAATCCATATATGCTCTGCATTAAAGCATAAGAATCACCCATGACTATTTGATAATTTCCCTCAATTTTTAATTTACCAATCTTAGCTTGATTAATCTTTTTCTTAATCATTTTATTGATTCTGTCAATCACATAAGGGTCATTCATCATTCTCTCATCTAAATATAAGGCTTGTGCATAATCTTTGGTTTTAGTTTTTTCACCAACACCCAAAAATTCTTTTGTTTTCTGGTAATCACCACCAAATGCCATTTTCAGCCAATCAACAGTAGGCTTACATAATTCCACAATCTGCTCATCTGTCAGTTCGTAACTTTGCAAATACTGATAATTTGTCTCTCTTGTATCTTCTAATTTTTTGGGTGTTACTTTTGTAGCAGAAAACCTATATCCGTTTTCATAATAGCATTTGTGGTATTCTTCCCAACTAGAATAATTATCCCATAGCTTAAGACTGGATTCAGTAATAATCATATCCACATCTCGAATATCTCTTTCGGTACCCCAAATATCTTTTACTTTATATCCTTTGCCAACTTCCTCAGCAAATTTTATAATCTCAAAGACATTCAACATACCTTTCATATAAGCATTTCTTAAACAAATACCACTTGGCAAATAATCAAGACCTAATTTATCAGCAACTCTTTGCATATATTCTGGTGTACAAAGATTCATGCCGTCACTGCCGTTGTTTTCCAACTCTACACCAAATTTTTCCTCAACGATAGGTTCATCTGTTTCACTATCATCAATCCTAACCACATCACCCTTAAATTTAGTGATACAATCTCGTACAACCAATACAGAGCGTGGTTCTGGTATCTCAACGGACGCTGAATAGGTCAGAGCAATATAAGCCTCTAATTTAGCCGGTATAGCCTTGTAATCTTTCTTCCTACCACAATCAGTCCTTTTAATTAACTCTGGTAAAATATCTTCTCTCACAAACAATAAAGTATTATTTTTAAGACCACCAGTAGTTCCAACAACCCACAAAAACCTTTTACCATTTAAAATCACACCAGTTTTAGACGTAACTTTGTCATAGTCACTTATTGAGGAAATCTCCACAGCAAGCATTAAATCCGTCATATCTTGCTTGTATCGTTTGTTACCTATAATTGTAATTAAATCTATCAGTCGAAATGCTTGTGAATCAAATAAGTCAATCAATTCGTCTAAACGAACTGCCAATTCTTTAGATAAAGTAATCTGCCAGTTATTCATTCGGAATCGTTCAGACGAAATCTTGAAAATCTTTCTACGTTTATTTTGCATATAATGTTTTAGACCTCCTTTATATATTTATTATATATTATAATATATATTATTACATATTAATATTATAAAGTCAATAGTATTTATTATATATATTATAATTTTATATTAATTATTATTATTTATATAAAAAAAATAGAGGAATTGGGGAATCAAACCATGCAAGTTGCTAAATTTAGCGTCATGGTGGGACAAAAGACGCTTGTCGGCTTTTGGGACACCATAGCTGAATTTGTTTTATGCAACTTCTGCATGGTTTGAAATTGCAAGTAAATTTCAAGGAATTGGCGTGTCTGTGACACGACAATGACTACTATTTACGGCAATCCCCTAAGCCACTACATAAAGAACCAATAACGATTTACATATTTATATTAATATTATATAATATATATTATACCCCTTGACATATTCTATATTATATGATATAATCGGAGTATGAAGTTAATTAATAGTAATGGAAAGTATAAGAATTTTTGATATTTTTACACCCTAAATGTTATAAGTAGTAAAATTTTATATATTATAACATTAAAGGTGTAAAAATACCATAAAGTTATATATTTTTCTTATGATAAGAAAGGAGAAAAAATGTTAGAATTTAATAAAACTTATAAGTATAAAGAACTTTGTGAAGCACTTAATTTAGAAAATAAAATAGGAAAAGCTAGAAATTTACAAATTAATAAATTACAATCACAGTATGAAATTTTAAAAAATGGAATGTACTATACAGTATTAAGAGAATATACCGACCAAGAGAAAAGTATTATCGACCTTAAAGGAATGTACCAGAAATCCATTGAAGCAATTTTAAGTGATGTTTTATCTAAACAAAAAGAAAATCTCTTAGTTGTTTCTACTGGACAACTTATGCAAATGTGTGCTTTAGTTAATCAAGATTATATGTACTGTAAATACAATCCAGTATATGCTTCTTTGATTTTAGATACAGACCCAGACGTATTTGAAAATTATCTTAATACTACTTATAGTATGTTAGGTAATTTAATCAAAAGAGTTTTAGAACAACTTGCTAAAAAAGATATTATTTTTTATAGAAAATCATTCAGAATCTATAAGAAAGAAAACAATTATACAACTTCTTTAGATATTGAACCAGAATCAAAAGACGAAGAAAAAATTTTAGAAATTGAACAAAAAATCATTAAAGAATTAGGTTGCAGAAATTTAAGAGATGTA